CGACTCCAAGTCCAACGCCATCACCAACACCAAGCCCGACTCCAAGTCCAACGCCATCACCAACACCAAGCCCGACTCCAAGTCCAACGCCATCACCAACACCAAGCCCGACTCCAAGTCCAACGCCGTCACCAACACCGAGTCCGACGCCTAGCCCAACACCATCTCCGACTCCAACGCCAAGCCCGACACCAACCGAGACCCCTATTATATAATCATCACAATATAGGTATAATAATATGAAAATGAAAATTATCATCTGTCATTATGAACAAAATCTTACATGGATAAATGAATTAAAACATGAATACATTGTTTATAATAAAAATCCTATTAATAATGGAAAATACCACATTGATTTACCAAATGTAGGTTTTGACACTATAGCTTATTTAAGTTATATAATAGATAATTATTATGATTTACCAGATTATGTTTGTTTTAGTCAAGATAATCCTTTTTTCCACTGTGCCTCTTTTTTAAATATTGTTAATAATTTTAACTTCGATAAAGAATTTGTACCATTGGGAAGAGTATACGAAAGAGGTGGCGAAGTTCTTGATAGAACAATAAATTTATGTAAAAAACACGATATTGCTTATAAATTACCAATAAAGTTTATTAATTCAGCTCAATGTATTGTTTCTAGAAATTTAATAAAAAAAAGAGATATTGATCAGTATGAAAAAATCAAAAGCTTATTACCTACATATGAAGTCAAAAACGAGACCAATTATATGGTAGAATATTTATGGCCAACTATTCTAAATTTTAATGAAGAATTAATATGAATACAGAAAACATACCATGCTTAATTATAGCATATAATAATTATACATATGTTAAAAAAATTTGTGAAAGACTTATTAATATAACTAATAATATATTCATTGTTGATAATAATAGTACATACGGTCCAATGGTAAATTTTTTGGATAATTCTAAACTAAACATTATTAGACTATCGGAGAATCATGGACATAGGGTGTATGAATTAGAATCAATTAAAAAAATAGTTGGACCCATTTTCCTATTGACAGATCCTGATATTGAAATATCTGATGCTGTAGATAAAAAAACAATACAAATAATGTATGAAACTTCTGAAAAATATAAAATTAGAAAAGTAGGGGTTGCTTTAGATATTTCTGGTGATAATCTGCGAGAAGATGTTAAATATGAAAATCAAACTATAAAACAATGGGAAAGTAAATTTTGGCAAAATAAGGTCATACATGAAGAGATAGAAATGTATTGGGCTGATATAGATACCACTTTTTGTTTGATTAATAATAACTATACAACTAATTGGCCATATATAAGATTAGCTGGACCATATACTTCTAAACATCTTCCTTGGTACAAAGATTGGAAAAATCAGTTGATGCCTGGAGAGTACGAATCGTACATGAGTGGAAACAGATCAACAAACTGGTGCAAATAAATATGAAAACAGCGTGTGTTTGTATAGCTAAAAATGAAGATTATTATATTCAAGAATGGGTAGAATATCATATTAAATTAGGATTCGATAATATATTTCTTTATCAAAATAATTGGCGCACAAAATTTAATCATCCTAATTTAATTAAAATAGAATTTGATGAAGATAGAGGAGATAGACAAATTTATAGTTATAATAAATTTATTGACGATTATAAATCAGAATATGAATATGCTGCTTTTTTTGATATTGATGAATTTTTAGTTCTAAAAAATCATAAAAATATAAAAGATTTTTTAAAAAACTATAAAGAATATGCTGCGTTTTGTTTTAGATGGTTTTATTTTGGTAATAATGGTTTGGATAAAGTTGAAAATAATAATTATAGTGTTTTACAAAGATTTACAAAAAGAGGTATTAATCCTGATATTATTGGAAAATCTATAGTAAGAATCGATAAAAACACCCCTAGTATGCAAGTTCATCGCCCTAATTGTCCTTATCTAGATGTACCAACAGATATTGCTCAATTAAATCACTATTATTCTAAAACTAGGGAAGAATTTCAAGTTAAAAAATATAATAGAATCGATGATGGTAGATTAGGAGATCATCATTTCGATATAGGAAATCAGAATGAGATAGAAGATTATTTAGCGTACAACTTTTTTAAAAACTAAAACTATATTATGAACTATATCTTTTATCATATGTTTTGTATAAATGACTACTTTGATAGATTCCAAAAAACCATGCATAAAATTAAAAATTATGGACTTTATGATTCTATTAATACAATATATATTAATATGATAGGTAAACATATTGATGATTCTATCATTTCACTTCTAAAAGACGATAATAAAATTCATCTATCATTTAATTCAAATAATGAAAGTACGGAAGGACACACATTAGATTTTTTATGGAATAAATGTAAGGAATTTTCAGACGAAGATAATATTTTATATTTACATAGTAAAGGAGTGTGGAGAGCACACTCAAAAGAAAATGAAAAAGATAATATACAGGATTGGATAGACTTAATGGAATATTTCTTGATAGAATTATGGGACGAATCAACAAAATATTTAAAAAATTATGATGCTTGTGGAGTTAATCTTCAGTCTATACAAGACGGTCATAAACATCCACATTTTTCTGGTAATTTTTGGTGGGCATCAAATTCTTATATTAAAAAAATTAGAAGTTTTAATGATGTATATGGTTGTTATATAAGAAAAGATTCTCAACTACAGCCTATCGAATTTAGAATTTTTGGAGAGTTTTGGCTTTTGAACGCTTTAAATAAAGGTTTTGCAAATCCGTATTGTATGCATCATTCAAAGATAGATCACTATACTAAAAGATATCCTAGATCAGAATATGCACAAAAATAGATTGATTAAATTACCTCTAGATCTGTTCCTAAATTTTTAATAGCATCCTCTAGAGTCTTTATATTCTCTTTATTGCTATTAGATCCATGCCATTCAATCCATATCTTTTTGATATTTTTAGGCCAATCAGATAATAATTTATTAAGAACTTTATATTCTGACCATTCTATATCCATTTTGATATAAATATCTTTTTTAGGATCTAATTTTTTTATAAAGTCTAGCAAATCAACACAGTCCACTACCTCTTCTGCATAAAAATCTCCATACGCTTTTCCACCTTCAGTTTCTTCCAATAAAGAACCTTGCCCTTCTCCTTTTTCTCCGTGTTGATTAAAAATAGTTCTTCCATTTCTTATCCATACTGCTTTTTTATGAAATTGAATAGACAATTCTTTAATCGCTTCAATAAACTCTTCTGTTTTAACCATAGAATTCGGTTCAAAACAATGTATTTCCCAGCTATTATCTATATATAATTTATCAATATATTTTTTTAATCCTTGTAATTGATGAGATCCTAGATCTAGAAATATTTTTGAAGGTCTATTTCCGTCTTTATCGAAAAGTTTTAGTCCATCGTCTTTGAATATATTAAAGTAAGTCCTCCAATCACACTTAATTAAACTATATTTGGTTTTATTTTTGCAATAAGTTATATCGAATATTTTTTCGTCACTTCCTATATATTGATGTTCCAGAGATTCATTAATAGTTTGATTAAAATTATCTAATAATTCATCTATCAAATTTACCGGAATCAAAAAAGCTGTTCCTTGTATGTATCTTTGTTGAGACAACGCATGATTTTCGATATCTTGATTCCTAATCATTATAGTTTGACTATGGCTAAAAAATGTTATTTTTGAGTTATCTAGTTCGTTGATTTTATTCAAACATGGCCATCTTTGATTATTATAATTGGATATATTCTCTCTTAGACCACCAGCATCTACCCAAATATAAAAATCTCCATTAAAAAATTCTTTAGCTTTTTTTAGAAAAAATATTTTATTGAACATGATGACATTATATAGGGGTTTGGTCATCTCTGGAACTTTAGTATGTATTTTATCTTTGAATTCTTTACTGAACATTAAATCACAAAGTTTAGTATAGTACAGTTTATACGCATCCAACTCCTCAATTGGTGTTGTTATAATAACTGTTTTATCTAGTGTAGGATCGAATTCCTTACGCATTTCCTCTATTTTAGACAAAAATTTCCGTTCTGTATAAATTACAATATAACTATCTAATGAGAGAGTATTGCGCATCCATGCTAAATAATTGTTGTATGATAGATTATATGATTCCCAATTATCTCTACCTATATCATAAATAGCTGTAACTAATATTGGCTTTTTTATATCCATTGCCATGTAATCCTTATATTTTTATGTAAAATATTTATATCGTTAATATCGAACATATCTGATGAATTATCAGGATTGATAATAGATTTGAGTGAAAAATTATACATATTTAATACTGTTGGAACAAAACCCTCAGAATAACCAAAATATCCTAAACTATTAATTTCAATCAATTTTCTCATCGCTTTATTAGAGTACCTGACCGTTGGAAAAAAAGACCCAAAATATTCATTTGTTTTTGGTAGTATGTCATTATGACCAGGAAATCTTTCAAACCACAGTTGTCCAGAAGTTGTGTTGTGATCGATATATGGTATATTTTCTGTAGATTTTACATTATTCTTTTTAAAACAAAAATATGACATAAAATCATAATCATAATTATTTGTAGTATCAATAAATTTTTGCCAATTATCCATATATACATCATCGTCAAAAAACCAATAATAGTCAAAATCATTATGGGTTAAATAGAAATTAATCATTCTAAAATGCGCATAAAACCAGATAATATTTCTGTTGCCATAGCTATTCCAGTAGTGCTTTTTGCTAACATCATGATTAAAATTAAGATTTTTTCTAATATCAGATTCTGTATATATAAAATCATTAGAATTAAAATTACTATTTTTAGTTTTATCTACAATCAAATAGGTGTTCTCATCAATAAAATTCTTTTTCCAATCTATTAAATTTTGGGAGTATGTCTCTGATGTTGTACACATGCATATTGCATTACTCATAATCTTTTATTAACTCCTTATTCCATTCAGAAATACGATTAAATTGATGTACTATATCATATTGTAAATCACCAATATATATATTATTATTTCTTAATACTGGTATATCTAGGTATCTTTTTTCAATAGTATTCTTAAATCCCCAAGATTCAAAAAAATTGGTTGGCCCAGCAACGGCACAATTCACGACCCAACCATCCTTTAATGATAGATATTTAATATGTGCATCAATACGTTTGATAGTATCCAAAACTATAAGTGCGGCCTGATCTTTTATATTATGATTATTTGAACAGTTTTCACACAAATTATACATGCTAGATAATAAATTAATTAGATGGTCTCGTTTTCCTGCTATAATGCCGCTACAAATTACATCTCGATTTCTACATAACTGATAGTATTCTGGAAAAATTTTGTTTATTACATCAGAATTCCAAGGTTCTTCACTCACCAACACTCCTTCTAAAGTTAGAAACAAATCAAATTTATTAAAGTCTAATTTTTTAAATGGATCATTTTGAAAAATAACATCAAAAACATCAGTAACTAATATATATTCTATATCAATTTTAGACAAAAGATCATATGTATAGTAAAGTCTTTTATGGTTGATAAATTGTAAATCATTATCATCAATAATAATATTATGAATATTAATATCTAGTTTTATTAATAAGTCTATTTCTTCATTTGATGCATTTGCTGCAATAAGATATATTGCATCATTTTTACAATGTTTTTTAAAGCTATTAGTCCATATTTTTATTTTTGAATAATTAGCTGTAATATTTGTTACAAAACCAACCAATGCCCTTTTCATATTATTGAACCTTCTATTTTTTCGCACCAGCCTTTAGATAGTGAGTGCGGCCATACCACCCATTTTTTTGGCATTTCGGAAACATGAAATTCTCTCCATATATTATAGAAGGTCGGTCGCCCGTTAGAAACTGTATTTTTTATTTCTTCTTTATCACTATCTTTTCTATATACTGTTCTATCTTCAGCATCATGAAAAGCAACCACCCAAAAATCATAATCATTTTCATTAATTTTATCTGATGGTAAATTTATACAATATTTAAAAATGTGTTGTAATGATTCTTGAAAATCTTTATCAGGAATATCTATATTATTCAAATTAGGATTTTTATGATAAATCACATCATCTGTAATGGATCTTGATTTAAACGATAGCCCACTATACTTCTCATAATCTGTTAAACTTCTAATATTGCCAAAACCATATTTTTCAAAATCAATATCTTGTTTTTCATTATCCATTCCAAATAATTTTCTATTTCTTAAATGGCTTAATTGGTTTCTTACATGCCAAGTTTTATCATCATCCCACTGTTTGGTTCTGTCTTTTCTAGTATATTCGTGCCAAGCCACAACAATATTAGGATGAAAAAGATCATATCCGTGTGTAAATGCTCTTACTGCTATACTTATTTCTTCACCATGAAAATAATAATTAGGGTCGTGTTGTACTTCTTTAACAAAATCACCTAATGTAAACGCAAAGTGTGCGCTATAAAATCTGGATGGTATAGGTTTAGTAATATCATCATTATTGTCAAATGGTGCTGGTAAAAAGAAAACGGCCCCTTCTGGTATGAATCTATCAAAATTCATTTTCCAAGGAACCATAACTCTATCACTTGGGTCATTTTTTGGATTATAACTAGGCAAGTATGTGGTGATCAATGGTTTGTTATAACCATCATTTTGCAAATTTTTGACCATGTCTATCAATAAAATGTCCCAATCTTTTATAAACCTATGATGACTATCTATTTGTAGTGTATACTTTTCATTATTATATAACTGTTGTACTTTATTTCTGGCCCAACATACTCCCTGAGATTGTTTATAATCTATATCTATAATTCTAAATCGTTTATCATTTTTAAATAAATCTATATTATCCCAAGCATCATTTTTTTTATTATTTTGCCACGCTATGCCGAATCTTAGATTGTTAGGATTTGCTGCTTTATCTATCAGATCATTAATAGTTGGTACTAATTCAGGATCCCTGTATGATGCTATTTGAATAAATATTGTTTCCATAATGAATTTAAGTCCTTTGATTATATAGAGATATAGTAATTATGGGGTTGGTGACGGCGTCGGATTCGGTGTTGGTGATGGCATTGGACTCGGTGTTGGCGACGGCGTTGGACTAGGAGTTGGCGATGGTGTCGGGCTAGGTGTTGGCGACGGCGTTGGACTCGGAGTAGGACTTGGAGTCGGACTTGGTGTTGGCGATGGAGTAGGACTTGGCGTGGGTGATGGAGTCGGACTTGGCGTGGGTGATGGAGTCGGACTTGGAGTCGGACTTGGTGTTGGCGATGGAGTAGGACTTGGCGTTGGACTAGGTGTCGGACTCGGTGTTGGTGACGGCGTTGGAGTAGGAGTCTCAGTGGGAGTAGGTGTCGGGGTAGGTGTTGGAGTTTCTGTTGGTGTTGGTGATGGTGTTGGCGTTGGAGGTATAGTTTCCATACATCCTACATATGCTAATCTGATCAAGACAGCAGATTCTAGTGGTTCTTCGAAACATATATCGGTAGTAGTTATTGAAGATGTTAATAATTGTTGTGTTGTCCATGTTCCTCCATTGTCTAAACTAGTCTCAATATAATATCCAGGAATAAAATTAGCAGCTGATATAGTGATAGTATAACACGGAGCATTACTACTTACGCATTCTATATTGATAATTTTAATAGGTTCCATAATATTATTCTCTTATTATAACTTAAGGAGTGGGCGATGGCGTTGGACTCGGAGTCGGGCTTGGTGTTGGCGACGGCGTTGGGCTTGGTGTTGGACTCGGTGTTGGCGATGGTGTCGGGCTAGGTGTTGGCGATGGCGTTGGACTCGGTGTTGGCGATGGTGTCGGGCTAGGTGTTGGCGACGGCGTTGGACTCGGAGTAGGACTTGGAGTCGGACTTGGTGTTGGCGACGGCGTTGGACTCGGAGTAGGACTTGGAGTCGGACTTGGTGTTGGCGATGGAGTAGGACTTGGCGTGGGTGATGGAGTCGGACTTGGAGTCGGACTTGGAGTCGGACTTGGTGTTGGCGATGGCGTTGGACTCGGTGTTGGCGATGGTGTCGGGCTAGGTGTTGGCGACGGCGTTGGACTCGGAGTAGGACTTGGAGTCGGACTCGGTGTTGGCGACGGCGTTGGACTCGGAGTAGGACTTGGAGTCGGACTTGGTGTTGGCGATGGCGTTGGACTTGGTGTTGGCGACGGCGTTGGAGTAGGAGTCTCAGTGGGAGTAGGTGTCGGAGTAGGAGTTTCAGTTGGTGTTGGTGTTGGAGTAGCTGATGGACTCGGAGTTGGACATTGATTACTATCAAACTCATGAGATAACGATTCACAATGACGAGTAGGTTCTGGTGTTGGACATGGTTCAGTAGGTCCCGGAGTAGGAGTAAATGCTACTGGAGTTTCTGTTGATGTTGGTGCTGGTGTTGGAGTAGGATCGCATGTTGGTTCCTCATCATATACAACTACACACTCAGGATCATTCCATACCCCCCACTCTGATCCACAAGTATATTCCACAGCATCAGTACCCAATAATAATTCAATATTCCATGGGGGAACTGGTCTAAAATTGTTCATTACATTCAACCATTCGAGTTCGTTAGCAAAATCAACAATTTGAATACCTGTTTCACAAGCTCCATTTTGCATAAACTCATCGCCTATCATTACTCCACAGCCCCAGTTTTTCATTTCATTGTCTTTTGTTAGTACTGGCGAGCAAGACGATTCTTGATTAGGAAATTGTTCTGAAACTGTCCATTGATAGTAATATTCTTTAAATCTACCAGCACAAACACCATCACCGAACAGTAATTGATTATCAATATCATCACAGACCGGTGCAGTACCCCACATAGCAGCATAATGATTCGATATAGCAGAACCCAGGGGCCAAGCAGTAGTTAAACCTCCATATGTCCAATCTGTATTTGTTACTTGTCCAACAGTAAATACCACCCAATCGGGAAGTCCTCTTCTTGTAAATGCAGTATAGTAATATTTTGTTGTTGCGGCACTTTCGTCTGGAGGACCATATACCGTTTCTCTCATTATTGCAGATCGTGTACTAGCAAGACCTTGTGTTCTTGGAGAATCTGGTCCGTCTACCTCAAATAATTCCCATCCAGGAACCAAGTCATTTCTAAAATGCCATAAAGCATAACCTGCAAATGGATAGGATGGATCAACTGATTCTGATTCAGAAACGAAATTGCCAGGAGTAATAACATCTTCATTGTACGGCCGCGGACCACTCTCTATGCATCTTTTTCTGACATAAAAACCATCATTTCCAATCCCATAATCCTCTGGTAAACAAGAAGGCCATAAATATTTATCAACACAATAATTTGTATATATACTATTATAAAGATCTTGTTCAAAAGGTGTTGTTGGAGGATCTGGAACCATCCATCTAGGATTATTGGGAGCATATATCGCTATAAATCCATCAAAAACAGACTCAACGTGTCTAGTATTAAGATTAAATTTAAAAGTTCTTTGGATTGTAGAAACACATAATTTTTTAACTCTATAGCCACATTCACAAGCTTCTTGATTTTCAAAAGAATAATCACAAGTATCTATAGGCTTATTATAATTTTGTGTACTTTCATTCCATCCTGATTCATAAGCTCTTAATGGACCAATTACACAAGTATTTGATCCCGCACATTCTCTGGCTAGTATTTTAAGATTATACTCATTTGATCCTTCGTATAGTGGTTCGAACCACATATTTAAAATTCCATTACCTAACGTATCACATTCACTTATTCCTGATACTGCCGGAGAACATCCATTAATTCCACATTTTCCTCCTCTACCGGCCGATGTACCAATACTCAAAGTTTCCAAATCCTGTTGAGAAAATATAACGCTGGATGCTGTACAGCATTTGGCCTTACCAAGACGCCCACAATTATCACAACAACTAGCAGAAAGATTTCCTGTTATCCTAATAGGTTCTAAAGACACACAACAGTCTTGTTTTTCGCAATATTGTGTACAGTTATCATAATCAACTATCAGAGGAGGACACGTCAAATTACTAATCGGGTCTACAATAACCGGACTTATACACGGACCATTGCCGCCACACGGCCCACCACAAGCAGCTTGCATATCTGGATGACACTCTCCATCAGGTACACATCCTCCAGGATTATATCCATTATAAAATACCCATCCATATTCTTCTTCTAATCTTTGTTGAGAAAAGTATTCATTATGTGTATGTCCAGTTTCGTCCACAGGAACCCAAGGCTGGTTATCTACGACAATAGGAGCAAAATGACCATGTTCGTCGGTTCCTGGCATATAACTTAGACCAGCATTGGCTGTTACGTTTTGATAACCCATATCTTCCAAACAAGTTTTTAATTCATTTAGAGCACCACTCAATCTGTCAATAATTGTAAAATCAGCATTTTGAGCCCAAGCTAATGCATATTGCTCCATATTATATATTTGTTCTGGATATACCGGATTGGTCAAATAGCAATACTCATGAGGTGTCCATTCCGCGAAACACTCAGGAGGAAAATCACAACCAATTGCGGATCCATTGCAAACATCGCAATAGAAAGCACAACAATCGGTTCTATTTGCAAAATCACAATCACAACCGGGCGAAAAAGTACCATCACTTCCAGGAAGACCATGTAGCGCACAAATACCTGCTGGTGGATTTTCGTTTATAACAACTGGTTTTGATGGACCATCAGGGATACAATTAGTGTACGATGGTGGGCTAGTTGGCAGACCATTTTTTACATAGTCTATATTTGCGGAAATGTATGAACAGCATCCGCCACAACAGTTTTCATCTGTTGTTACACCGTGTTGTGTTAGTGATATTCTACCATCACACGATACATAAACAGGAGACATTATTTATCCTTAGATTCTTTGCTCCATTTATGCCAACCCCTATTCGGCAAATATTCATTATTGTCGTCCTTGCGTTTTGGAAATAATGTTCCACCCTTTTTATGTTGACCAAAAGATAAAATGCCTCCACAGTCCTGACATCTTAATTCATAATAATCATTACCATCAACATTTCTTACAACAAATTTAATATTACCTTTGTTGCATAATGCGCATTTATCTTCGCTAAATATTTCCTGGATTACTGCAAGTTCTTTGAATATTTCTTTTTGACCTTCGGCTTCAAGTTCAAATTGTAGTTTTTCATTAGCTTTATAGATTAGTTTCATAAATAGCCCTTATTTCCAACCAGCATCGTATCCTTTTATATCATCAGATATATTATGGATATTTTGCTGATATGATGACAATTTTTTGATAATATCAACAGCGATACTATGCTCTATATTATAAACATTTTTATCATTATGTCCAGCATCCTCTAGAACTTTAGCCATATTAATATCTAGTCTTTTGGCCAAAACATCCATAAAGTTTAGCTGATTAGCACTAACCTTATACACCGAGTCACCATCAGGATTATCCTCAATATCTTTTGCAATTTCTTCGGCAGCCACAACCTTGCGTAGTTTTAAAGCTCGTCTTAATGCGCGCCCTTCTGCTCGTGTTTCGGCAACGGCCACAGGATGATTTCTATATATTTTATCACAATTACCCCAATACACATCGGCCGCACCACTTATAGTTTTCACAATACTACTATTATCATTCGATGAATATTCTAGCGTATGAACAACAGTGGCTCTTTTTTCATTATTAGGATCAGGACTCTGAACAACATCACTAGTTGATCGTATTACTGTACAATTTAATGCAATTTCAAATATTCTTCGTAATCCATCAGTAGTAGGATTATCAGATATCTTTTCATCATCAGACAACAAACTTAGAACATGATCAGTCCACTCCAGATCATTAGGTGTTACAGTATTTTTAGTATCGGTATTTTCTTTTTTGTTTTTGACCATTTTAATCTCCTATGTTGATGAGTCTGTCCTGTGGATTGGGAAATTTAGTCTTAATACTAGATAGTATTTCTGATAATTTTTCCCATAAAATTTCTGCTCGTGCGTTTGAAAAATCTCGTGTCTGTTTTATTCTAATCAGAGCACATCCTTTTCCAAGTACCAAACCCGTTTTCTTGTTGTCGTATTTGATATTTTTTTGCAGAGTATCGTCTCCCCATACTGGTAAAAAGTGTGATGGTCCATCAATTTCTATCGCAACATTTAATGATGGTATAAATATATCAATCTGTAGTTTGGTATTAGATAAAGTTTGTTCCTTATGAAAGTCCACCTTATATCCAGATTTAACAAGTTTTGTATGAATAAAATTTTCTAGTTTTGATCCTGTTTTGCTAGTTTTCCTAACGGCTTGTATAGCGGCAGATATTCTATTTTCTTTTTCATCATCAGATAATTTTTCCCATCTATCCCGTGCCTTCTGTTTAATTGTTTTTAATTCTGACTCATCCAAACTCTCCCATTTTTCTAATACGCTTTTTCCAATTTTACTTTTTATATTTTCTGGTCTTGTTTGTCCTTTTGTTGGATGCTTATGAGATCCGTTATCTAAAGCGTTTTTTTGAGCTTCACTCTTATTCCTTATATCTATATTGAATTTTTTAGCATCTCGTCTAATCTTATTAGGATATGTATCATATAATTCTGCTATTTGTTGAAAAGATTGTTTTTTAATACTGTATAGTTCTTTAATTAATTTCTCTTTTTGACTATCGTTTAATTTATCATATTTCATTTGATATCTCCGTAATAGATTCAATAGATTGGATACTTTTATGATCACACGATCCAACAAAAAAGTATTTGTTTTGTTTATAAAGATCGCATAACCAAAAATCATTAGTACTATTTAGGACAACATTATGATTTCTAGAAGCTAAATATATTGTATCAAAAATAGGAACAAAGATATTAGGTTTTAATAAATTTAGATCGGTATAGATAGAATATGTATATTTACCTATATTGTTCTTATCAGATAAAAACTCATTAATTTCTATAAAGTTTTTGTCTTTAAAAATTTCATTAGTTACTTGATTATAGTAAAAACTAATTTGGATTGGATATTCTTTTAAGGAATTTGTTGATTGCATGTTTTTGATCCATATGTTTGAAGTATAAGAAATCTTTTTTATCAATAATTATATTTTCTATCGTATTTCCATTATTTATTAAAGTATTCAATGTTTCGAAATATAAAAGATTAGATCTATCATAAATACTATTATTAATAATTTCTAATTTTGATGTATGGTTTAATTTAAAAATATTACTAAATTTATGATCTGGCAAATCCAAATAAATGTGCGATATTCTATTATGATCTATAATACATCCAATATCAAGATTAATATCACTAATAGTAATTGCGTAATTAGATTTGAGGTGCTGTATTTTTTTTAAAATCTTAGGGTTAAATAAGCATCCATAATCTATAAAAATTAAGTTGTTATATTTTGACTCAAGACACCCTTTTAGAATAGGATTGGTATCGCATTCAACAACTTTTATAGTATCAGAAAAAGATCGTTGTATTTTTATTGTATCAAAATTGGAGATAATAATTATTTCATAATTGTTATGATTCTGTTTTTTAATCCATTCTATTTGATAGTTAAAAATTTTTTTATTATGAAATTCTAATAAGCCTTTTGATCCAAAGGATTTCATCCCCTTATCAATATGACAAGCTAATATGATATACGAAATATCATTCATTATCAGATGCTCTTGCTTTAATAAAATATTGGATACCATTTATAAATTTGGATTGTTCTATAATAAAACCATGTTTATTTAATAATTGAACTATTTCAGACATACAAGATAGTGTTTTCCTATTATTAGCAAATAGTAGAGTGTTAAGAAAATTATTATCTATTTGTTTATTTAGAATCGATGCTGCACTAGCGTATCTATCTAATGATTGCACATATAAAATACCATTAGTTTTTAATTTAGATTTGATATCTTTGACAAGTTGATCTTTTTGATTTGCTGGTACATTATCAATTAGATCCGCAACAAACAACTCATCTATATTTGGCGATTTGAATTTACTAAACTTACTAATAGAACAATATTCAAAACCCTTAATTGGATTTGAGGGTTCTGTTGTGTATAGAAAATATTTTCTGATTTTTTTCATGATTTTTTAATTTCTGGTTGTATTTTGATTTTTAAAAATTCTTTACTCATATTTTTAATAATATCTATTATATCTGATATATTACTATATGGAATAACTTTATTATGAATTCTATTCCATGAATTACATATATTTTCAGATACTGCAATTTGATATACTGGTTCGAACATATAATGATTGGGCACTTCTGATATATAATTTGGTTTTTCAACATGATCTATAATGATTAGTGGGCAATGTAAAAATAGTGCTAATTCTATACATTTATCTAAATTTATCATTCTATTATTGCAAACTACAAGATCTATATCATAAATACCATATAGAGTATCCTCCATATCTATAAGATTAATATTATCTTTTTCTATATGCTTTTCAAAATTTTTATGATCAGTGTATGTCCATAATACATTTGGTGTGTTATTCATTAATAGAGTTTTATGTATAATTGATGATATACTCATATAAACCCTTTAATATTATTGATAGAATAGCTTAGGACTTTATGGTTTTGTGATTCTATTCGCTCAGACTTTTCTGAAAGAGACTCACTTAAAGCTCGCTTCATTTGCATAACCAAACTATCAAGTTCCGGAACATAATATTTATGATGAAAAGAATTATATATCCAATATGGATGACTATTATCGTGAGCATTTTTAGGGGTTGATTCTACTCCATAGAATTTTGTACCCTTAACTATATCTGAAGAACCAGAATTCTTATTCACTATAATCTGATTATTAAAACACATAGCCTCTAATACTGGATATCCAAAACTTTCTCCGGACGATATATCTATATAACAATCGCAATTATTATGTATATATAGTATATTATCATATTTAGTTTCCCCTACTATAAGTGTTGGGTATGTTATATTTTTATCGATCTTAAAAGGTAATGAATCTATTATTTTATCTATTTCATAGGTCAATAAAGATGTTAAGTTACTACTATCATTATTTGTATTTTTAGTTTTAATCAGTAGTCCAGTATCTGGAAATTCTATAGCAATAATAAAGAATGCTAGAATCAAAGTTTGTAGATTTTTTTTATTAGTAAAATCTGATATGGTATAAAACATAAACTTGTTTTTTTTAGATTGTTTTATATTTTTCTGTTTATAATCATCTATAATTGATAAATCTATAAATTCTGGCACAACTTTTATTTTATCAATATCTATGTTGCCATTAATAAGTTCTTCTCTAGCGTGTGTTGAACCAACCCAAATTTCATCCACGATATTCAGATATTCATAAATATCGTATCCATAATGAGTTTTATCTAAAGAAACTATACCTATATTTTTATAGCCATTGATATGACAAAACTGGTGTGGATATGCATGTTGAATTATTGTATCATAATTGTCTAAATTATTCTTTTCACAACGAATAATAATATCTTCTAATTCTTGTTCTATAATAGGTTTTATAGTATTGAATAGTGGGCGACAGACAATATTGAATCCAGCGTCGCATAAAGCCTGTATATATTTTCTAGATGCATTACCTATTCCAGTAAATTCTCTATATGGTCCTATATATAGTATATTATTCATGATGACAAGAAATTATCATTTAGTTTGATTTTTCCTGATCTGACTTGTTCACAAAAGACTTTATTATTTAAGAATATCTCTAGTGCTTTGATAACCGCTTCTCTGGCTTGAATATTATTTTTATTTGATGTGATATCAATAGATTCATTGAGTGATTTTATTAGGTTTTGAGCAAAATAAGTTTTTAATAAATTAGGCTCACACATAATATCACGGATAATAAATTCTACAAATTCTCTATTGGATAGATTATCTGGAACTGATAGTTTTGTATTGGCATTCATTGGAACAGACCATATGTCTTCATTTATAGGCATATTATCAAAAACATCCATGATAGTTTTTGCTGTCATATCCCAACTATAATTTTGAACTAATAATTCTCTTGTTTTATGTGAAAATTTAAGCTTATCTTTTGTTGTTTTTTGCATCCATTCCATGATCTCGTGCATTAAATGATCATTATCTGGTGTTGCCCTATCTGATCCGGTTTCCAACTCAGTAGCCAATAAATAATTAATTTTAACGCCATCAACTTTAGATGTTATTTCTTCCATTCCGCTATAATTAACAGAAAAAATAGGTATACCACAAGAAGCAGCTTCTAGCTGAGGAATACCCAAGCCTTCACAAATAGCATACTGTACATATATATCAAATAAATTATATACATCATTAAGCTGATCGTTATTAATACCTAATTGCACATTAGGGAAGATGGATACTCCATCGTCACATGACGGAGATGGTATCTTTGAGCCTTTATATTTTGATACAAATATACTATTATCCTTAATAGAATAATATGTAAATAATACATTATTCTCCACCCCATGCTCTTGTAACAATTCGGGAATCGGCCAACCCTGTTTTTCTGGATAAGAAGTATGCAAATATAAAAATATATTATGATTATTTGTCGTATCTATTAATTTTCTTAGAACTTTAAATAATTCAGCAATGAGTTTACGCTTTTGATTTCTCATTACTGATCCTATAATAATAGAATCGGCTGGTAAACCATATCTAGATTTATGATATGTTTTTGTACAGTGTACTGGTTGAAAAACTTCTGTGTCAACAGAATCTGTGATGCACGGACCAACATTAATAGGTCTATTTAGAGACCTTAAATAGTCTCCAGCCCAATCGGTATGTGTTAATACCATATCTGCATTTTCAAACGTTGTTAACCATTCTGTTTTTTGTGGTATAGAATCTATGGTTGGGGCTATTATCCATTTATAGTATGGTCTTAAACATGAAAGTTCTTGGTAGGAGAACATCCAATAATCCCTTATATCAAAAACTATATCAGGTTTAAAATCTAATAATACTTTTTCGAATCTCCATTGACCAAATTGATTAAGCTGATTAGATTCGTATGCTTCTATACTTTGTTTATCATCGTCTTTTGGTACGTTTGAGTATACTTTCCATGGTACGTTTGTTTTTGATCCATCTTTATGATAACAAGCCAATTCAGCAAGCTCATATTTATTACTTTTACTTAGTCTGTATAGTATTTCCTTTGTGTATCTGCCGAATCCAGAATTTATATGATGCGCCTCTGCACACATCAATACTCGTTTTTTTCTCATATTATTACTGTTTCTTTTTGAGGTATATAAAATAAGGGGCGTGTGTCGCCCCCTATTATATAGATCACATATATATTATGTCAATCTCAGAAAGCTACTGATGATTCAGCAGTTACTGCATCTTTCTTATAGACTCTTGTTACTTTGGCAAAGTTATTAACTCTGACCTTTAATGTAGAGTGCTTGACTCCATCCTTTTCCCAAGAATCATTCCTTAAACTACCTTCGATCATAACAAGATCACCCTTTTTGAAAGACGATCCGATGACTTCAGCACCGCTATCCCACGCTTCACATTGGATATATGAAACAATCTTATCTTTTGTTCCATTAGCTCTTGTGAAATCCTTGGATACAGCAACCGTAAAAGAAACTACGGATGTTTGCTTTTCTCCGCTACTAACAACACGTAGCTCTGGATCCCTAGTTAAATTACCTTTTAAAATTACAATATTCATAAGCAATCTCCTTTAAGTTAAAACAAAAATACAATCAACACTTATATTATATCAGAATTCTAGCTCAAGTCAAGACTATACCAAAAAACATTTTTTTGCGATAATTGAATTATTTTTTTGGTTCTTTTGTCCATTAAACATCAACACTCGGCCCTCTAGCAGTAATTCCTTATATTTAGAAAAATCATCAGGAAACATAACAACAGAATCCAGACTACCAGCACCATCTGATAATCTCAAAAAACACATTTCTTGTCCTGGTGTTTTTCCTCTTTTAGTTACAATAACACTCATATTTTCAATTTCAGCTATTAGAAAAAATTGTTTATTTTCAGGGAATGTCTTTATAGTTTTACAGTCAGTATTAGCGTATGACGAGTCATAGAAGTCCGTTTTAGCATACGATATCGATACGCCGAGTATGTCTCTTTCATTATTAGAAACCCACTCAGGATCGTCTGTTAAAGCATAAGAAGGATCCGATAACTGGTTAAGTATACTTAAAACTTTTGGATGTCTATTTTTAGATATTTTACTATTTGCTAGTAATAGCCTAACTATATCGCATGAATTATTAATTTTATTAGAATGTATAATTTCAAGACACTTACTAATTTCTTTATCTGTTAATTCCAATATCAAATTTAATTCGAATAGCATTTTATTTCTGGAAATTTTAAGATAGTCTAAAGCTCCAGATAAGATTATAGCTTTAGCAGATGACGAGTTGATATTTACCAAAATTCTTAATAATGTATTTGGCCAATCTAATGATGCAACATCTAAATTTTCTGTTATTGATAATATTTTTTGATAAACAGAATCCCCTAATCCTTTGATGTTCGTTAATCCGAAATATATTTTTCCATCAATAATAGCAAAATCTTTATTCTTGTGTTTTAATTGTGGTCCAAAAACACTAATGCCCATATCCTTTGCATTACTAATTAATTCTAACGTTTCTAATTGTGGATCAATTTTATCTTTAGCTAATCTAAGATATGATAAGAAAAAAATGGTTGGAAAGTGTGTTTTAGCATACGCTGATATATAAGCATTGATTGCGTAACTCACAGCATGGCTTTTATTAAAAGAATATCTTTGACTTTTTTCTATCCATCCGAATATTTGTTCGGCCTCATCTGTTGATACCTTAGCCATACTTCTAGTGCCATCTAAGAATTTGGTTTTAATCTTTGCCATTTCTTCTGGCTTTTTCTTTCCTATAGCCTTACGCAACATATCAGCTTCTTGCAAATTAAAGCCAGCTATATCTTTGGCTATTTCCATTGCTTGTTCTTGATATACCATTTCTCCATAAGTATTTTTCAAGATTGGCTCTAACGAACTATGAAAATAGTCTATAGATTCGTTACCGTTTTTTCTATCAATATAATGATATGATACGCTTTTTCCATCTCTATATGCTTCCAAGCATCCTGGTCTTAAAATACTAATCAAAGCGGATAATTCTTCTATATTAGTAGGCTTGAGTTTTTTACTCATTGCTTGCCCAAGGCGGCTCTCTAATTGAAAACATCCTTTGGTATTTCCTTCAGAGATTAAGTCCCAGGTTTTTTGACAACTAAAATTTATATTATGAATATCAAAATCGATAGATGTTTTTTGTTTATCCAAACTATCGGTTGGGAACTCACAACCGCACTCAAACTTTATCATTTAAAAAGGCGTCCTTAAATATAATCTTAGCAGATAAATTTCTATGTAGTCTCATAAATCTTAATAATATTTTGGCACAGTCTTTTACGTCTTTCAGAGCATCATGAGCACCATCTTTTGATATTCCCATATATTCTCTGATCGTATCTAAAGAATAATTTTTGATATTGATATTTTCGAACCAATAGAATACCAAATTCATTATGTCGAGTACGTCTCTTGGATAAAATAAAGTGGTGATATTTTCTTTAGCATCAACATTTTTATATTTTTCGCTTAATCTTTGTATAATTTTCAGATCAAATCTATTTATATTATATCCAGCGGCAATAGGTGCGGAGAATATACTCTTTTTCTTATATCCAAAACAATTATATTTCTCTAGATAACTGACAAAAGCTTTCCATGAAACTTCTTGGGATGGATATTCGTTCCAAGCGGCGTATATCGCTTCTTGAGAACAACCTCTAACCTTTGAATGAAATTCGATTATATCAGTATCATACTTATAATCAGAATTATTCTCCATCGGTTCTGGTTTAAAAAAAGCATTAAATTCAGAATCTGGAACAATCTCTAGTTTAACGGGATCTATTATAACAGCCGCTAATTGTACTGGACTACAAACCAGAGGATTTGATCCATCGGTTTCAAAGTCAAAAACACATATTTTTTTGGTCAGCATATTTATTGTACTTTTTCTACTTCATCCAACGGTTTTAGTACTGCCTTTTGTCCTGTGGTAAGAATCTGACAGTTATCTTTGATCTTGCAGCAACTGACCCTCATTTCTGGAGTCTTAATATACTCCTGATTATTGTGAATAAATTTTTCTCCAACCGCAACTTCATGAAATTTCATTTGAAACTCCTTTCTTGAGATATTCTGATATATACATGATTTTGTCCAACATAGCAACACCAAGGATATCAAATTTTACAATTCCGATACTTTCCAAATCTTCCATTTCCATTCCGGCTATTCTAGTTTTTGTTTTAGTATCATACACCATGGGACATATGCTGGATAATTCGGTATCAGCAATAACGACGCCAGCCGCATGTTTAGATTGGTTCACTTTAGTTCCCTCTAATCTAATAGCCTGTTCAAATCTTTTGGCAAGCGGCCCCTGAAATTGTCCATTATTATCAATATGACACCATTCTTTTAGTTTGTCTGGCTGGTTCTCCAATGCCCAACGTATAATTGACGATTCACCTGTTTCGTCTTTCATTTCTTGAAGTTCGTCTGCTATTTTAGCTTCATCGGGTATATTTTTAGTAATATTATTCATTTCTTCAAAACCAATATTACCATATACTCTTAATACGTCTTTAATAGCACCTCTACCTTTAATTGTATTGAATGTAACCATCTGTGAAACCTGACTAGATCCATACTTCATTTTAATATAAGAAATAATATCTTCTCTCTTTTCAATGGGAACGTCAACATCAATATCCGGCATACTTACTCGATCACCAGTATTTCGTCCAGAGTTGTAGAATCTATCAAACAATAAACTATATCTTATCGGATCAATATTGGTTATACCAATTAAGTAGGATACTAGACACCCGGCAGCACTACCTCGACCCGGTCCTGGAAGCCATTTGTTGTCTCTAACATGATTGACAATATCTTGAACTATTAAAAAGTAACTACTAAGACCAGCTCCTTGTAAAATATCTAATTCATATTTGATTCTATCAACATAAATACTCTGCTGTTCTTTTGGTATATTATTTTGTATTTTATCTTTCCATCCTTTTCTGCATAGTTCTCTTAAGAATTCATCTGGAGCATCGCAACCAAATGGTGGCAATCTAGGTTTGCTTTCAATTTCATAATTTTCGCACATATCAGATACTAATAGAGTATTATCTCTTTCTTCTTCTGTGTGCAGAGCGGCAATTTCTTCTTGAGATAAAATATGATAATTATCAGAAGTAAAGAAACACCCCATTGGTATATCTTGATTTTGATTAATCTTTTTACTAATTTCTGGCATTGTGGTTTTTAGATTATTACACAATAGTATTCTTTGATCTGAAGCATCCTCTTTATTCGCATAATGAGCGTCTGGAGTACATATAATTTTGGTTTTTGTAAATTGACCTAATGCCCTTACAACTTCTGTTAATTTCTTTTGTATGGGTAAATTTTCTTGATCCATTAATTGGGCTTCCAAGAATAAATTTTCTGGACCAAATATATCTTTTAATTGATCTATCAATCTGGTTCCTATATTTTTCCAATCAGGAATAATTTGATCATTTTCCGTAATTTTATCGGCCAATAAAGAACCTAGATGGCCGCAAATACCTATTAGGTTGCCGTCACAGAATCTCTCCAGATTGTTTAAATCGATCCTAGGCTTGTGATAATAAAAGTCTGGTCTGTTGGACTCTGATACCAGATTGATTAAATTCTGCCACCCGGTTTTATTTTTGGCCAATACAATAAAATGGCTAAGTTCTTTATTTGACTTATCTTTTATAGAAGCATCTTCTGATATATACAACTCACATCCTAGAATTGGTTTTATACCAGCTTTCTTCATAACCTTGTGAAATTTAATAGCACCAGCTATATTACCGTGGTCTGTTAAAGCACAAGCGGTAGATCCTATTTCTAAACATCTATCAGCTATTTGTTGAGGTTTAGATAAACCGTCTAATAGACTATACATCGAGTGACAATGTAAAGGATTATAAAATTTCATTCTACTGCACCAGGAGCTTTGTATTTACCAAAAGAATGTCCATCCTTTTTATATTCTGATACAACGGCGTCCATACCCTTAATCTCTATATCGTGTTTTATTTGTTCGCATTTTGTCATTGGATAGTTTGGATTACAAACTTGATTATCTCTATATTCTATAATTGGTAATATCTTATTGTCGTTTTCAAAAGTTGTTTTACCAAAATGGCACAACTTATTACACATCCATGTTTTATGTAATCTAGGTTTTTTAGTTTTCTTGATCACCTCAAATTTAGACTGTAACATTTTTTCTGTTTTTGCAAGATCGCTTTTATCAAAAAGTATAGAGAATGGACCTCCATCATTAATAAAATATATAGTCACAATCACATAATCATATTCTGGATATAAATGACTAACAGCATAATGATAAATCATCAATTGAGGATCATTCTGTAATTTTTCTGGAGTTTTTTCCTGTCCTGTTGCCCAATCAAGTCTTTTTCCAGTTTTCCAATCCACGATTTCTAATGTATTATCGCTCACTTTGGTGATCAAGTCAATAGTTCCCTTAATAGCCAGATGTCCTTCTAGCTGACCTTCATCAGTAGAATATGAATATTTAGACCAAGGTTTTTTTATCTCTATATCAAAATGTTGCTCTGGACATACTATTTCTCTATTTCTCGGATCAAAAGCCCCACTATTAAATTCTATGGCTTTATAAACCCAGGTACGACAGTCTTTGAAGTCTTTGCTTTCCCAAACGTGATGGGAAAATTCACCAATATAGTAGTTATATACTTGTTCGATTAGAATATCTAAATCATATTTATTAATATTTATATTACCAACTATTTCATCTTCTATAAATAATATTTTATCTTGTTGTGCTTTTTTGATAACAGCGAGCAATTCTAAAACTTTATGACAGATTGTTCCTTTATCTGCTTTTTTATTAGATTGTCCACGCATACCCAAAACATATTCAATAAAATATTGTTGTTCGCACATACTATGAGTATTGTATGACGAACTCCGAAAATATGTAATTATAATGGTAATATTCCTTTATTGGTTAGGAAATTAATAACAGTATCTATTTGCTCTCGTATAGACATACGATGATTATCAATGACTAAATCAAAATGAGAATAATCATAATTATCAGGATCCAACGCAATCTCACTTTCGTGATCTGAATTGTATGGATTACGCATTAATTTTATAACTACGCCTCCAGCATCCTTAATTGAAGAAACTTCGTTTGGAAATCTACAATCTGCAATTATTGCTATGTTAGGATTTTCAGTTTTAATTTTTGATATGGTGGCATCTGCCCATACATTATTTTGCATTTTTCTAAAAATATTTGTGCCAACAAATTGCATAACTTCTCTGGCTGTTAATTGATTATTATCCCAAAAGCAATTTACTAGTTCATTTTTTTGGTCATCAGAACCGTAGCATTGATCATATGTTAATCCAAGTATATTCATGCAAATGTCTTTTTTGAGTGGATCAGCAAAATTATATATCTTGCCACTATTATAGGGGACTATTGATCCATTCGCATATTTTAAAAGAGCTTCAGAGCAAGTTGTTTTCCCTGATTGTTTGCGACCAGCAAATGCAATAATTTGTGTCATATTTTACTCTTAATTTCTGTGTCGATTTCTTCTATGGTCATTTCGGCAACATCTGGCTTATTGATACTTAGATTCACAATATTATAAGTATTTTTACATTTCGTATAAATTATCTCAGCCGCTTTTTTACCAGCTAAATCATTATCCATAATAGTTATTATAGTCATAGCACCAGATCCATCCAATATGATTTTTTGTCTATCGCTTAATGACGAGCCAAACATGGCTACGCTATTATGAATACCGGCTTGTTCTAATCTCCATACGTTACCAGGACTTTCTACAAGAATAACCTTTCCAGACTCTAGTATAGATTTTTTAGCAAACCAGAAATTGTATAAATGATTTTGGCTTTTGAATTCATAATTATGTTTCCATTTAGGGAATTTCCAACCTTCTGATTCTGATGGACAATTCTGATCATGGTAATATCCACATTTGTCACATTTGTCGAATATGCTTCTTCCTGTGCATCCTACTAAAAATTTGTAATCATTATCATAAATTGGTACAACAGCCCTATTGTACATTTCTTTATTAGATTTATTACATAACCCAACATCGTATTTTTCTAAAATATCGTTACTGAAACCTCTATTAATAAAATAATTGCAAGGATATTCTAGAGACTTTCTAACTTGTTGTCTGGTTATTAGTTGTTTAGGAGACTCTGCTTTAGTAACGATATTATTAACGATATTAGTAAAATTAGTTTTCTCTATCTCGTGTTTTGATATTTTGATCTTGTGTACTTCTTGCTTTAGAAAGGCTTCTACAAACTCTATAGTTTCTTCAAAAGATGCAGTATCGTCACCTTCTGTGACCCAGCCATAATTCTTATTCGACAGAACTCCCCTAATAAAGCCTATAATTGATCCTTTAAAAATTTTCTCGCATCCGTGCGTTCTGCATTTCCAGTTACCTCTATAAGATTCTCCTTCAGGATATAAATTAAAAGCAGATGGATTATCTCCATTGTGTATGGGACAACTACCCGATATCATTTTGCCGTTATGTTTTAAATGACTTATAGATAATACTTGTATAAGATCATCTATACTATCGCACAACTTGTCGCAAATTACTTTAAGCTGTTTTTGATTATACAAACGGGATGTTTTCTTCTGTGTTATCATTTTCTAGTACAAATGTATTTTTGTTATTCTTTTTGGTTCCTGTATTATTAGAAATTTCTAATTTGGTTCTTCCTTCTGTGATTTTTGCACACCATCCTTTCATATGACAATTAATATAATCGTTATCATCTAATCCTCCGCCGTGACGGCTAATTAATGGAACCAATTTGCGATTACCTTCTGACGGACCATCTTCGGCTATTTCTTCGTCGCTTTTGCGTTTAAATATACTGAAATTACTACATAGCCATATAATTCTATCTGATCCACTAGCCGTATCTGTACTTTCTTTGGTGATACCATCTCTATTTAATTGAATAAAAGCCACAATTGGCACTTGATATCTAACAGCAAAATTATGAAGACTTGTCATCATAAATCCTAATAATTGATATTCTTTGAGGTCTTGACTAATACCAGAACTATCCATTAATTTTAGATAATCATAAAATATAACACACTCTTTTGCTGTACCATCATCATTTAAACCAACCTCTTTAACTAACCATCTTCTCATGATGGCTAATTGATCTTCAAAGGGTTTTCCAGCTATGCTTTTATGGTATATTTTTAGAGATTTTAATTCGTTAACAGCTTTTGCTATTTTATTCTTTTTATCCGGAGAATCAGCAAACTTTCCGGTTTCTATACTATTGATTTCGGTTTCGCTCATCATAGCAAGAATTCTATGAATATGATCTTGTTTATTCATTTCTGTATCCATATTTAATATGGGAATACCAAGATCAGCAATATTTTTTCCTATATTATCGGACAAAAGCGTTTTTCCTGTTTTGGGTCTGGCCGCTATAACATTTACTGTTCCTCTTCTTAATCCTCCGCCAATAGCCTGATCGTACACAGGAAATCCTGTTGGTATACCAACTTGATCTACTTTATTTTTTTCTAGATTTTCGATGTACTCATCAAGATTAGAACCTATTTGCTCCGGAGCAGAGTCAGTATCGTTAAGGAGCGACGTAAAATTAAAAACCGTATCCTCGGCTAGTCCTATAATCGAAGATATAGATTCGCTACCATTAATTTCTAATATTTTATCTTGTGCTTTTTCTAGTTGCTCCCTAAGTAATCTTGCAATTTCTAGCTTACGAATTTTAGCCGCAAACTTAGGTACATTTTCTTTATTAACAGGAAAATCTAAAACCGCCCTAAGATGTTGGGCCTCTTCTTTTTTGGATAAAATATGAGACACACCAACTTCTTGAGCCACAGAATATATAGATGCGAGATCTATACTATTAGGACTATTCTTTTCACACAGATCTTTTAAGCACTTATATAGTATTTTATTACTATCAATGGTAAAAGAAGACTCTTGAAGTATATCTGCAATATCAAGATAAACTTCCTCGCCATACTTACATATTCCTGCGAGTACCGCTCTTTCAGCAGAAGGATCAGATAAAATTATTGGCATTTACTCACCAGCCATCGTAGAACACTTGTTGCATTTATATCTATCGTTGGAATCCGGCAGAAGAACAGGATTGATTTTTTCGCTTTTCCCACAAGATCTACACTTTACATCTACAGCCTCAAATTGTCTTGTTCTTGGGCTTGGAGGATGAACAGACAACTTTTTATCTATTAAAGAATCACTTTTATGCATACCGGCTTCTGGCATATTATCAAATTTATTATAATGTTCTGATTTTAGTTTTCTTGTTTTTGTTTTTATATTATGATCTGGAAGAATTTCTTCTGTTCTCTCTTCTGCCTTTGGAGTATTTTCTTTCGGTAATAAATTTTGTAATGCACTAATTAATTGCTTAATTTGCTCTGGATCACTAAAATTAAGTTCCATGATGTTTCACCTTTGTTTTTTGAATAGAAATCAATATATCTGATAGATTTTTTACAGAGGAGGCGATATAACTGAGTCTATCTGATCTTTGTTTGGCATATTTCTTAATTTTGTTTAATGCACTAGCTTTATCGTTGTGTTTGATGGCTTGTGCTGACTTTTCTATATAGCCATATCCCTTATAATTATTTATATCATCAGCAATAGTTTCTTTAATCGTATCTTCCGCCCAGTTTAATCTTGCGAGTTCTCTATTTAGTGATCTTTGTATATGAAAAGCAAATTGGGCCAACCTGTATGCTATTTGAGAACAATCTTCTGGCGTTAATTTTTCTATGCGATCTCTATCCATGGTTAAATATTGATTGATCTCTTGTTCGCTAATAACCTCACTAATATAATTAGGTAGTCCGAGATTTTTCTCGTACTCATCTAAAATATTGTCCCAATAACTAACTTGTTCAGTTGAACTTTTGTTGGTGGTAGTATTATTCATTTTTTATTCTGCTTTTCCATTTGTCTATATCTTCATTAAACGGTAATTCTATATATTCAATCCCATTGATACTGCACCATTCAGCTTTTTCTTGATCTCTTTTTTTGTGCCTCATGAATCCTAACAAGTTGTGATGATAAAATCTGCTAAATGTATAATGTTGTTCTCCATGTACTTCTATACATTTCTTGTTCAATGGCAAGTAAAAATCCAAATACAGAGTTTCTGATCTCCTAACTTGAACTGGTACTTCTTCTAGAACCTGAAGTGTTGGAAAACATTCATGAATTAACTCTCTGGCTTTTAGATGTAGGCTTGATTTGTTCTTGAGCGACCCATGAGATATTCCACCAATTAATTGCCAATGACAAAAATTATTGTCCAAATCTTTTACTTGCATTTGATACCCATTGTTTCATAGACTTTTTCCAAAAGATCATTATATGTTTTCGGATTATCAACAAGATACTGTCTGGCTTTTTCTAAACCTTGAAATTTTGGCTTATCTTCAACAGTAGTAATTGTATACCAAGCACCACCCTTATTGATTAAGCCAAGATCCACGGCTAAATTTAAAAGCTCCATGTGTTTATCAATACCTGTTCCGTATCTTATATAACTAGTAATTGAGCCGCCCGGTGGTCCTAATGCCGAACATAGTACTTCCCATTCTACTTCTTGTCCGATTTGTGGACTATCATCGGATAGATTCCACTTCTTAAAAAACTTGGCTTTAAGCTTTATATCAGTTTGATATGCAATGGCCTGACCGCTCTTCTCTTTCCATTCAGCATTTCCATATCCGGGATTACCCATTAGATGAGTAATACCAATAACTATATTTTTGTTAACAGGAATAACATTAGCTACTTTACGACAAAACTTAGCTAATAATTTTGCTCCGTCTGCTCTTTGCATTTTATTCATATCGCTAGTGATCTCGGCCTCGGTGCATAATGCTGAATATGAATCAATAATAACTATTGATCCTGGTAATTCATTAATAATGCGTTCGCCTATTTGTAGATATTCTTCTGCGTGTAAAATTTTACCTTCTTGAGATCCTACAATATGAAATTTATCAAGATTTAATCCTGGTATTCCTTCTAAGTCTCTTTTTTTCAATCTACCTTCAATGTTCAGGTAATACACTTCTCGGCCATCTTTAAAAGATCCATATGCGTATTCTGGTTTTTGTGCAGTAGCACAGAAATCTAGGGATGTTGTTGTTTTTCCGCACTTGGGTTGTCCTGTTAAAATAACAAAACTACCCTCTGGAATACCACCATTTAATACAATATCTAACGATGGACTAACTGGTATTGTGAGCAGTTTTTTGTCCATGACAGAACTTGCTGTAATTAGAATATTATCTCCGAAGTTCTTTTTTACATCCTCTTTTAAGCTCATTCTAATTCCTTTAATCTTGACAGAGTATTTTTTTGTTTAGATGATTTGTGGTATGTCTTTTGAGTATTTCTATCAAATTCCATAGACAATTTATTATTTTGTGCTTGTATGATAGCCTCGTGTTCTTCTATGATAGGAATCAAGTGCGGTGCTCGCAATGAAAAAATTTTCTTGGCTCTATCGTCTTTGATGGCTTCTATAATGGCTTGGCTAGAATATTTTTCAATTAATTTATTAGCTGTGGCTATCTGATTTCTATAAAATAAAGACCACTCCTTGTTTGTCCAAAATCTAAAATGCAAATCCTTTTTTTCCTTTAATGCCTTGTGTTCGCAAATCAGCTCAGTAATATATTGCTGTGCTGTTACAAATTTATCATTGGAATATTTGGAGATATATTTCATTTATTTTTATCTGGTCGAAAAATAGATACTTTGCCACTACGAGATACTGTGGATTTGATTTTTTTCTTGAAATCGTCATTTACTTCTGATGCTGCTTTTGTCATAATAGCCACAGAATTGATCTTCTTATTGTTGGTTTGTGTAATCATAAGATCTTTACTATTAACCTTCGAAGAAGTTGTTTTTATTTTAGTATTATTGCTAGATTGTTTGGTTGCTTTTTTGATATCTGAAATATCTACTTTGAGTTCTTTGGATATTTGTTCATCAGATTTCCCTATACTATTTAGGTACAATATTGCGTACTTTGTTTCTTTGTTCATGTTAGTTCCCTTTCTGCATTATTTAACCATGCGACATTTTTTGTTCTTAAAAAATTTACATACATATCAAAAACCTTTTGATTAACTCTGGTGAAACTGAATTCATTTTTACCTACTTTTGATAAGAATTTATTAGCTTTGCCTTCTGAATATAGTCCTATTGGATTAAATATCTTACCATATAATCCAACCTTTACAAAATATTGAGTATCGCTATCGTTGTTGATTTTGGAATAAGCGTAAGCATTTTTTTCATTTTTGGTTCGCGGATTGTTGTTTTCATCCAAGAAATCGTGTTTTCCTAAAACAGTATAATAATTCCTATCCGAAACTGGATCTATTTTGGAAGGATTGATTTGGAATATATTAGAATAATGATTCATTTTTTACCTCGTTTAGTTTTGCCTTTGGATCCTGGCCATTTGATTTTTTCTGGTTTTTTGATTCTGCTCATGCCTGTTGGTAATGTCTTAGTACTTTCATCAAATTTATATTCGTTATGTTTATGATATAAATGAGTTTTTTCATCCTCGCTCATTCTGTCACTATTACGTTTAGCTAAATCGCCTAATGTTTTTAATTCTGTATCAGACTTACGAACACTTGTGCTTTGTGTTATCACATCATCAACATATCTTCTGTGGGTTTGTTTACTGTGGCATTTTTCACATTTGGGATGATCTATATAGTCTTTGATATAAAAAAATAATTCAAATCTATTTTGACATTTTTCGCACTGATATGAGTATGTTGGCATTATAGATAAGATTCCGGCAGATATGTCTTCCATTCTTCTGGTAGATCATCTTTTATCTTAAGAAGATGTTCGGCAATAGGCAAGAATTTCATATTTTTATTTGGTTTTATTGGTAATTTAATCAAGGGCATATTAGCTTGTTTGGGTGTTTTATTACCCTTTTTACGATTACAGTATGTACACGCCGTGACTATATTTGTCCAACTAGTTGGTGATGATGGTCCTGTCCATTTAGATTTTGGTATAACATGATCATATGTTAGACTACTCATTTCATATTGTTTATGGCAATATTGACAAGTATAATTATCTCTGATAAAAATATTTTTACGAGAGAATATAACATCCTGATTATTGATTCTAAAAAATCTTTGCGTTTTGGTTACTGCTGGAATAGGATATTTTTTATCTACTCCATTGATGTGATCGTTTTTATAGAAATCTATTATTTCAATACCGTATCTAGGATTATTTTCAAATCTTATAGACCATATAATAGCCTTTTGCCAGGATATTATACTTAATGGACTATAATCAGCATTCAATAATAGACATTGTTTATGTTTTTGTTCCATTTTCAAAATTATCTAATCTTGCTAAAATTTTTGCTATTATTGGATTTCTCACTATGTCTGATGATTCTAATTTACAATTCCCGATACCTTCTATTCCATCTAGAGCATTGATCATATGAATAAATCCACCCTGTAAGTGTCTACTAAGATCGGATTGTCCAATATCGCCAGTTAGTATTAATTTACTCTCGTGACCAACTCTTGTCAATAACATTTTTAATTGTTCGTATGATGCGTTTTGGCACTCGTCAGCAACAATGAAACAGTTGTGAAAATTACGACCTCTCATTAAACCTAAAGGTACTACTTCTATCTTATTATTTAGTTTTAATGAAGCATACTGGGCCATACTAATAAAATGATTAATTTCATCAATAATAGGCAATAAATAAGGATGTAATTTTTCTTCCGCCGTTCCTGGTAGATATCCTATTTTTTCACCAGCCTCTATAACTGGCCTTGTGATAACAATTCTATTAACCTTTTGGTCTAATAAATACTCTAGTGCCATACCAATTGCTATGTGGGTTTTACCTGATCCGGCTAACCCTTGACAAAAAGTTATAGTATTTTCAGCAACAGTTCTTATATATTCTTTTTGATTTTCGCTCCTGGGTTTTAATCTATTTCTATAGATAGGACCAGATTGTTCAATATCATTAGTGAGATCAACAGCTTTTTTCTTTTTATTATTTTTTCTCAATGTTTACCCTTTGCGAATAGTGGATTAAATTAGACATGCACCGCCAGCGCAACTAATTTCCTCTATTCCCACGGTATTGTCCTCTGTTTCAGATAGTTGCGTATAATCAACCTTTTTGAAACTATTATATAGATCACAATAGATTTTCCAATTATAAACGTCTTTCATGCAATATGTTAAACGTTTGATATCACCATCAAAATATTTACCAGCAAAGTTTTTCATTTTCGTAACAAATAATAACTTATCTTGAGCATCGTCTGTCTTTGCTTGATTCATACTAACGTAATCGCAAGCGGCCCAAAGATTGTTATCGAATGCGTTAAGAGATAACTCGATTAGACCAGAACACCACAATGCAGCATCACCATACTCTTTAACAATTTCACGACTAGTATAAACTGTGGTAAATGGTGCTTGTGGATAGTCTTTATCGCCACTCTGAGGAATCAAACTAATACCGGCAAAATATTTACGATTATCATAAATAAATTTGGTTACGTCTTCCCATTCGTCAGGCTTAACCGTAACAGTATTACTAACATTATGGCTCAAATATTCTTGAGTACATAAGCCTTTATTTTTTCCTGATTGTACCCAATGCTTTTGAGTATCTTTTACTATTGATAACATTTCAACGGCTGGTAATTGATTCTTTAATTTTGCACCATCAGGTACTTCTATAGGAAATTTAATAACTTCATCAGTATTATTGGCCGACCAAGATGATTTTTCGCAGGCTTGCGGGTTTAATTTTTTGAAGTGTTGGTATGGTGCTTCTAAAATGTTCGCCTGTACATGACGTATATATCGTTTGGCGTGATGTGGATGTATACCAGAACTAGTACCCAACATACTACTGCTGGTACCTTCTGGTTTTAAGCATGTGACTCTAGCCGCTTGATTAATACCTATCTTTTTTGCTAATTCTTTATTTGTTTCGACCGCTATTTTAGCGCCTTTGGTCAAAACCTTTTCTGTCAAGACCAGATCGTGCTTTTCCATTGTGCCAGTTAATGACACGCCTAATAGGGCTTCCCTGTCAAAAATCCTTTCACTAGTTTCTCCCAAATAATCCAATTTAGTAAAACCAGCTTGAAGAGTACCAATAATGGAAGCTGCTTTGCACCTTTCATAAAAATCCTCCTCGTCGGTTACACTAGAACAATTAATGGTAGAAAGATTGCAACCCTGCCATCCGCTCTTACCATTTTCTTCATCGACAGGCCACATACCAATTTCTACACATGGATTAAAAATCATTTCTGTAGACTCGCTCCAAATAAATCCTGGTTCTCCGAATTCTTTCACAGATTGCATAAGAGTATCAAATTCCTCAAAAGTAGTTTCATTCTTTAGTAGGAGTGCGGAATTGTTACTTCTTGCTCTCTGTGGATTGTCAATAAACCAATTACCGGTTTTAGCTTTTGCCATTTCTTCGTCATCGGGACTAAATAGCGCTAAACTAGCCGAACGCCTTACTCCTCCACTTAAAACAGCATCGCTACTATGCATCACTATATCATAAGCGTCGATAGGACGTAATTTTTTTTGTCCATTTGCTATACAACGATCTAATAAAGATCTGATTTTTTCAAGGCCATTTGCTAATGGCTCATAACCGGGTGCTTTACCCACGCCGGATGCCAAAGACGATCCTTTTGGTCTAATATTAGTATAATCAAAAACTATATGACAATTTTTATATTGTTTGAATTCTTCTACTGGTTTACTAAAATAAGAACTAAGTAAAACACCTAAAGCATCGGCCCAACCTTCTATGCTATCGTCAATAACATATTTAGTTCCAACATCTTCTACGGGGGCGTGCTCTAGTGTTGGTAATTTAGAAACATGGTGTTTTTGTACACTAAATCCGGTTCCACTTCCGCACAATAATAACCAGAAACATTCTTGGAAAAAACGTAATCTATCACAGTAAGAACTGGTACAGTTATAGATTTTTGCGTGTCTTTTAAGAATAGGATCGCCACCAAATTGGAGTGCTCTTTGAGAACCAAGAACCTTTTTCTTATACATTATATCATAAGCCCAATCAATATCGTCTTTGATTCCAAACTCATCATACTTCGTGTGCATCATGTCACGGACTCTATCAACCGCTTCTTTCCATGTTTCACGGCGATTCTTATCCTCAATCCAACGAGCGTATTTACTAACGAATGTATAATTTTGCAGTTCTTGGAGCGCCGACATATTATCTCCTATATAAAATTGCTGAAATGCCCAGTAATACTGTGAGTTGAAAAGAAGTTAAACACATTTCTGTATTACCGGTAAACTTATGATATAAAAAAATAAAAATACTAATATAGAATAATACTGTTGTATTCATAATACACCACCGAGTTCTTTCAGCCAAGAAAGATTTGGTTCTATATAAATAATTTCTATTCCGCTCATTGAGACAAATTTTCTAAAAATATTTTGGGCTTCTTCATTGAATAAATGTGTACCATGATTATTTGACATAACTACTTTTCTTATACCTTCTTGCCATAAAGCCATAATACAGTCATTACAACTTTGACCAGTAACATACGCTATACCATTATCTGGTCTAACAACACAGTTAGATAGCGCATTTCTTTCGGCATGAATCATCCATGGATATTTTTCTGGCCGTGTTCTAGGTAATAAATCATCATCAAGTCCACGAGGAAAGCCATTATATCCTACGCCTAGAATTCTATCCCTAGAATCTGTGATAACGCAGCCGTGCTGTGTTTGCATATCGTGACTACGTTGAGAAACAACTTTAGCCAAACCTAAAAAATAATCTGTCCACGATGGTCTCATGGAAGTATTATAGCAAACCTACGCGTCTGGTCAAGATTTATTTGTTGTGAGTTTGTTATACAGAACCAATGATAATACTGCACCAGCAACACCCATAACAACACCGGCAGGAGATACAGCATCGTAGTTTCCTAATAAATACAGGATTGCTCCGCCCATATAAGAGCCAGCAACACCCAATGCTACTGTTTTAACAAAACCAAAATTTTCTTCTCCGGGTACTATACTTTTAGCAATAGAACCAACAAATAAACCATATACGCACCATACTAAAATGTTAAACATTTGCTGCCTCCACTAAGGTTATGACTTCATCATCCTTGAGATCTGCTCCTGTATCTAAAATAGCGTTCAATAGTTGAATACCATATTTAGCATATTGTTCTTTTGGTAACTCTCTTCTTAATATTCTTTTAATTCTCATCTGTGTGAACAGACCACGACGAGCACTATATTCTTTAATTTCTGATCCGTAAAGATTGTATTTATCTTGAGAGGTATAGTTTCCAGATAATTTATTTTTATTACATTCTTGTAATACTCTAATAACTGTTAGAATAATACTAATCATCATAAGAATAGCAATAACGCTACCAAAATTTTCTTCTTGTGGTACTCCGGCTTTATTTAAAACCTTTGCGGCTATTGCTTTTAACTGTTCATCATTATTCATTTTTTGATTATCCTACATCCATTAGGTCCACATGATATAGTTGTTGAACCACTTTTAGTTACACCACTCTTAGATGGTTGTGTGAGTGTTTGTGTGCCTGTTTCTGGCTCACAATATCCACAATCAACCATTTTGATACCGTCACCACTCAAATATTTACCCGTACCCTTACATACTGGACAATTTTTCCTTTTGTATTTTGTATCAGGCATTTCAATATGTGTAGACTTAATAATGCCGCCAGCCAGAACAACAGATGCCGTAGTGGATCCTTTGTATTGAGATGATCCAAATAATATAGTTGCTACTAATACTAGCCCTAATAATTTATTCATTTTTTACTCTTGGAAAGATTCTTTTTCTTTTTGGTTTAGGATTATCAATATTATCATCCGCTTCTGTTTTTTGCGGTACTATTAATTTAAGTACCGCCAAGATAAAAGTTAATAGCATACTAATTAGTCGTTGCAAAGCAATTTTATCTATTAGTCTCATTATTATACACCTTATAAGTAATCGAACCCATAATCTGGTAATTTTTGTACAGGAAATCCATTAAAATTACTAAAGGCATAAGTTCCATTTTGTTTAATCATGCCTTCTGCTACGTCACTATGGATTAGGAATGAGCCGTCTGGAATTGGACCCCACTCTGGATGATCACCATCATTCCATTTACCCCAGCTATTTTGTACCAAAAACGATGTATCCCCATTGGTATCATCACACGCTATCCAAGCCATACAATGAGCCCAACTACCACTAGTTCTAGCAAATCCTTTACTATCTCTTTTATTACTAAAACCATAATTAGAACAGACTGCTAATCCATAGCCATTTGCTAATGCGTCTCGTGCTTCTTCAACACTTTTAATAAGTGATGTAGTTCTAATTTGATGATCATTAGCTAAATCTAATACTTTATCCGGAACACCGCGACCACCCCATCCGGCACCAAGCATTCCGTCATATTTGCTAAGATCAACAACGCCCTTATAATTTTTACGAACAAGGACACCACCAATTTTATTAACAAATTCAGCGGCCTTGCTACCTGTCATACCTTGACCACTCCAACCTCTAGCGCCATAAATGGCTTCGGTTGCTCCTCTTGCTACCCAGCTTTCTTTTTCGCCCAATATATCTATTTCTACCGCTCTACTAATATCACATGCGTTTCTTGTACCATGACTTACGCAATCGCCAGTAACTTGTCGTTCTTCATAAGGCTTTTTATCAAACTTCAAGACGCTTTTGTATGGAGTTGATAGTTTACCTTTACCACTATTTGTAATTCTAGAACTAGCATCACCAAAGTATGGATATTTTAAAATTTCCATTAAGTGATCAAATTCTAGTTGATTCCAAATGGCTCCTTGAAAGCCTTGTCTATAGTTATTATAAAGATCAATTGGTGATAGTCGAGCCATTTATTTTGCTCCTTGTGAACAAGCCCACGCCAATGCTTTAAAACCCTCAGCAGCCTGAATGCGGGATTCTCTATTTAATGCTACACTATCATCGCCAATAGCCTCAACTATTACAGCCTTACAAGCTTCTGCTAATTTAGGATATTTATTTTTAATATCCAGTTTGAGCATAGTTCCCGCTAATTTGTTGGCTTGTCTAATTTCTTCTGTATTTTTAATAACCTCATCATCACCATCTAAGGTTACAAGAGTTGCTAAATCTACATATAAACTAGATAATCTTTTGCCATCAGTTTTACGATCAGGATCACCGTCTTTTAAAACCCTAACAACCTCATCAGCTTTAGCTTTTAAGCCTTCTCTAACCGGTGCAGATAATTCTGCAATATCAACAACAACAGGTTGTGGACGATCTACCAATGATCCAAGATCAGGTTTGAATAATCCAATTCCTATTAGTATAAAAGCTAATGCTAATAATAATGTTTTAGTATTCATGTTGACTCCTTATCTCCACAAACTACAGGACTTAAGTATGGAAACATTTGATCAGCAACTTCTACGGCCTTAACACATCCGCACTCGGCAGCTAAATCTCGCGTTTGTTTCCAGCTTACAATCAGTTTAAAAAATATATCCTCTTTAGTTGTAACAACCGGCTTGACCGACGGAACAACAACAGCAACAGGAGTTACTGGTTTAAGTGGAGATGCGTTTTTAAATTTTTCCACTAATCCACCTAATAGTGTTTGCACAGGGCTTAGTTTATCCTTAAATAATACCCATAGTATTAAGCCGACACCAGCGTATAGGGCCAAATCCATTGGTCCAACTTTACTAGCAAATTCTTCAAAAGTTTCTGTGTAATTCATAATCCAGCCTCTCTTTTAATAAAAACGCCCGTATTTCTAAAAATGGTAACCGTAGCATCAATAGTGGCACTCACCATTATCATGAGCATATTTTTGATGTACTTATGTATAATAGGCTCAACAAGATTGGGAACAAATGGAACATCTATCACTAAAAAGATTTTATCATAAAAACTATTCAAAAGATCCATTGCCAAAGCTTTTTTATCAGGATTGCTTAAATCGTTACCAATAGCTTCTATAATTTGTACAACACTAGCTGTTGTGAGCTGTAATAGTTTCCACGCTTCACCAAGAGCAAAACGCTTAACTTCATTTACTTTTTCTTTTGTGTTGACTATTAGTTTTTCTACTTCTGCTCTTATTAGTTCTTGGCTTGACATCTTTTTTTACCTCTGGTTGTTCTATTAACTTATTTGACTCATTTTGATTAGTCCACCAAATTTTCTTAATCTCATTGCGGCCTTTTACATATCGAAATAACACCGTTAGCTGACCAATAATCAATATTAATGCTTCTAAACCTCGACTAGTTTCTGCAATCAAATCCTCTTTTTGAGAATGATCATTTAGTATACCCAATAAATATAGTCCACTAAATAAGAAGCTTACTAGTGTGAACCAGAACTCACTGGTTTTGTATCCTGGTTTGATCATAAATTATAACCTACTTTTAGAAAAGTTTACTTTATAACAGGAGGCGCTGGTGGAAGGAATAACCCTTCTAATACTTTAGCTGGTTCACTACCTAATAGTTCCAAAACCTTAGCTTCAACTTGGGCTTGAGTATAATCGCCAATAGCATCATAATCATTGTTTGTCCATAAAAGTAGAGAATAGGGGCAGGGGCGAATGCGAACTTCGCATCTCTTCCTTTTGTTATTGTCGATTAGGGTTATGTCCAATTCAGATAAAGTGATAGGCTTTTGAACACGTACCTCTCCGGTGGATCGAGTAATGGTTGGTGGTTGAATAGTAACTGGCTGTGAAAGATTCATAGTTATATAACTCCTAGAATGGAAGAACCGTTGATGCCGCGAGGGATCGGAAACGGCGTGCGATTGGCGTAGGTTTCAGTGCCATTCACAACGCCAGTGCTTCCGTTGTACGAACTGTCATTGAAAGTCGCGTCTCCGGTGACGGTGCCGCTGTTGTACGAACTGCCGTTGAACGTCGCGTTGCCACTGACGCCGCCGTCGTTGTACGCATTGTTGTTGAACGTGGCGTCTCCGATAACAATGCCGCCGCCGCTGTTATATGAACTGTCGTTGAACGTGGCGTCTCCGGGGACGGTGCCTTCGTTGTTGTACGAACTGTCGTTGAACGTCGCGTCTACGCCGAGCGTGCCGTTGTAGTTGTACGAACTGTCGTTGAATGTCGCGTCTCCGGTGAAGGTGCCGTAGTTGTTGTACGAATTGTCGTTGAACGTCGCATCGCCGTTGACGGTGCCTTCGTTGATGTATGAATAATCATTAAACGTGGCGTCTCCGGTGACGGTGCCGCCGGAGTTGTTGTATGAATAATCATTAAAAGTAGCATGTTGATTGATAGTATTAGAATTATCAGCACCTCCATAAAATATAGCATTTCCATTTACGTATCCGTAGTTAATCATATCGATAAATGTAGCATTATTTCCGATATATCCCTCGTTTACCGACGATGCTTCAAAAATTGCGTTACCATTTACGGAGCCGCTTCCGTTATTATATCCACCAGCACCAAAGGTAGCATTTCCATTGATAGTACCATTGTTATAACCAAGAGAATTAAATAATACACTACCATTAATAATACCATTATTATTTCCGCTATAAGAGGCTCCAGTTAAATAAACCTTGTGTGCGGTTAGTGTGCCTGTTAAGAAGGCATCTATTATAATTGCAATAGTATAATATTCCGAAACTTGAATAGCCGTAATATTTATGCCAAGCGTTGCAGTACCGCCGCTCACACTGCCATTAGATGGACCACCATCAAAAGTAAGAGTGTTAACTATAGCACCACTACCGCTATTAGTTAAACAATCAGCAATCATTATAACATCGTCAGCACTACTAGGTAAAGATGTGGCAGGAACGGAGTATACATTATCGCTCCACCAGTTGCCGAGCGTGTTCCAGTTGCTGTCGACCGCGCCGTTGAAATACAGAGTTGCCATAACATTTTACCTTTCTGTTAATAACCCGGTACAAAAGCTATAATGTCCCACTTGTTTCTGCTACTATCATAAGTAGCACCAAGAATATCCATATTTCCGCTAGTTGAACTAAGAGGTAGTGGACTTGTGGCACTACTAGGAATTTTAAATTGGTTACCAAAATTAAGAGTTAAACTATTAGCGTTGTGAGAGATTCTCCAGCGTAAACTTTGACCATCTGTGGGATTAGTTGGATTAGATAAAGTACCACTAGCAGCTAACGTAAGATCAAAAATATCTCCAAGACTAGCGTCTGTATTGATAGTACCACTAACACTACCAAGTTGAACTACTGTGGGATATCCAATACCAGCACTTATTTCACTAAGACTAATCTTTTTAGTAACACCACTACCAGATGGATCATCCATAAATAAGAAAACGTCATCGTTACTCAGACTGCCGCTACCTTCTGGAAATTCATTTATTCTTAAAATTGGCATATTAGCCTCCTACTACTGTGTCGTTACCAATACCATAGTAATATGCTGGATCATCAAATCTGTTATCATATTTAGCTTCTATATCGCTAATGGTGGGAGTATTTTTAACATAAGTATTTAATAAGCTGTATTCTCCTGTTGTGGTGCAGGATACCAGCAGTGTACCATTTTTAATAGAATTAGCCGAAATTGCTTTGGTTATATCATTAGCCATATTATTTCCTTTTATTTAGAGGATATTTAGTATTACACCAGAATACCATCGCCTGTTGCTGTTGCTGTAATATTATTTGGCACAGTATTACTTTGGGTAGCATATAACCAATATCCGGCATTTGTAGAACCACCTTTATAAAATCCAGCCTTGGTCCATTCATTAATATTTGGTAAAAAATATTTGGCTCCAACTTTTCTAATTGGTATACTTAAATTGATATCATATGCTCCGTCTTCTGTAGTTCCGGCATTTTGAGACCCGCTTGGTTTTCCATTATGTAGCCAATTGATATATCGTGCTGCCATTTTCCAGCTTACAAAATTTATTGGTTTGTTGCCCATATTTGCTTTTACAGTATATACATATTGACTACTACTTCCACTTCCTCCAATCAATGTCCTAGTAATACCACCAGAAATATTTGTTGCCATATCATTTAAATAAACATTACTAGGAACACTTGGAGCATTATCTATGGAAGCTATTGCTATTAAAAAATCTTTATACTCATTATTTGTTACATTATATTTAGCGACATTAAATAAATATGGTACTGAACCATATCCGTTTGGTGCGGCAACATTATTAGCATCCCAAACTGGTATGAAATTATTATATCCATGCGGATTATTTAAAGAGGCTACTCTGAATCCTCTAACCACACCAGCTGCTACTATATTTATATTGAATAAATCAGTATATCTTAAATAATTTACGGTATCATCAAATGAAGCGGCATGTCTATACATATAGATTATACCACTAATAGTACTTTGGTAATTTTCTAGATATTCTTCAACTAGTCCGCTTTGATCATAAGTTCCGTATGCACTAGAACCACCGTTGGTTCCTACTGTAGTTACATTGCCTCCAGGAACAGTAAGTGTGGTTGTTCCATTCCAGTTTGCTGTTTTATACCAATTCACAGTATTACTACCTATGGGATAAATAATAGATTTAAAATTGGTTAATAAACTATTATTTTTTACGAAAGTATTCATAGCTGTGACGCTATTACAAATCCTTGATCAATTTGTTCTGGAGATAATCCTAAATATTGACCAAGGCTTTCAATAAGAGGATGATTTCTTTCTATATAAGGAGCATATTCCCATTCTACTCTTGTTTTCTCTCTCAATTTCTCGTTAACAATAGTATCAATAGCGGCCTCAACACTTGTTAAACTAATATCGTTATCGATTAACCATAAGCGAACTTGTCGTGCGCTAATACTTTCTGGTACCACAATAGGAATTGGTATCCATGTTCTTGTAATATCAACATATGGTTTATTAATATTAACTACTCTTTGAGAAACATCTTCTACTGTATTTTCTGGTTGAGGTGGATTATCACTACGAACAAAATAGTATCCACCTTCAGCAAGAATACTATTATCCAGATTTTCTCCAGTAATTATTGTTCCATTATCTAGAGTTATGCTAGTTGGTAGACTATCGACTAATTGTTGATTATTAATATTATAGTACATTATTATTCACCTTCTGATGGATTTCTTTGTTTCCATACTCTAACCACATCGGCGTATGGTTTATCTAGTGTGACCACTCTGTTTTTTACATCTTCATAATAATCTGAACCTGGAGACTCCACATCATTCCGTATAGTATAATAGTTGTGATTAGCCCACAAGTTAATATCGTTCGCACTATCAAAGTTAAAATAGAAATTACCATCAGGACCAATACTATTTTTTGGTAATGTTTCTACTATAATTTTATTTTTATCATCATAATACATAAATTATTCCTTAAATTTTCTTGCCTATATAATGACCTTGTATAATCGTCGATCCTATACTACGTAATAGTATAAGATAAACACCAGAAGAGAAAGTTGGTAAAGAAGTATTATACCAATCTGTTACAAACCCGCTATCAAAAGCAACAGTTGTTGTTGAAGTTACAGTAATTTGAAGCACAACATCAACACTTCGATTTGCTGTTGTCCAACCGGTACCTTCTGTAAAGTTGACACTAGTTCCATTAAGAGTTACTGTTTGTATTTGTCGATCTACATCATAACTAATAGCAGTATTTCCGCTAACTGTTCCAAGACTGTACACAGGCGTTGGAGCAGATATGCCGTCATCTACTGTAATATATCCATTAGTATATACTTCTCCATCAGATTCTAAAGTTAGTTCATTATCAAGTCTGCTCGGACCAGAGCTGGTGATAATTGATATTTTTGATGGTTGACTAGTATTAGATCCCCCAAGAACCCCATCCGCAGATCCTAATATTCTTCCAACAGTCTCAGCAATACCGCTAGTATTTGGTGCTGCATATATTATAGCTCCAATAGTATCGTTATTTAATAAACCAGAAGGTGAGGATTCTGTACCATTAAATCTTCTAAAGATTAATCTTCCACCCATAGTAGCTGAAGTATTAGTATCGTAAGCAGTAATTCTTAATCCTGGAACATTACCACTATCTCCAATACTAGTATCGTAAGTAATATCCACTATTTTTGTAGAATCATTAAAAACTATACCACTTTCGGCAACTATACCTGTTGATGTTCCATCGCTAGTTAGTAATCTATTGTTACCATAATTTGTTATGGTTGTTCCACCGCCACCAGTACCACTAGACGATATAGTATAGGTAGTTCCTGATGTTGATACTGTTACATTGCTACCAGCAACTATATTAGTTATTGGTAGCAATCCGCTTACGCTACTGTTAAAGTCCGTAATATTACTGCTGGTGTGGGTATGGCCTACAACGCTGTAGTTGCCGCTGGGCTGTAATCCAGTAACACTTACAGTATAAATATTATTGGCAAATGACGTTGTAGCATATCCGATTCCACTAACACTAGGTAATAGTCCGCTAACGGTGCTATTAAAATCAGTAATATCACTGCTGGTATGAGTGTGGCCGCTTAGACTAACTCCGGTTCCATTAACAGTTAATGATGTAAAACTACCACTAGCAGCATTAATAAGACCACCAGCATTCAAACCATTACTAAAAGTATGAAGTGCGCTAATGGTTCTGTTATTATCAATATGCACATATTGGGAGTGATCATCATCGGCCAATCCGAATAAACTACCATGATCATTTTGAACAACACCAGCAACAGTAGATTGAATAGCCACTCGTATATCTAGTATACTTTGTAAGCTACTCTTTGGCGTATTTGTATAGGTAGAATTGGTTTTAAAAATTAGTCGATATAGTGGTCTTATTTCTTGTGTTGGAATATTAGTAAGATTAATATCATTCCAATTATTGTGACTCTCGGCACTATTTAAACTGCTATCCTCTCTTTGACCAACTATAGCAAGAATAGGATCATTAATATCGTTTGTTGCCACAATCCACATTGCGAAAAATCTATCGTTAGTAACGTTTGGAATTGTCCAAGTTCCCCCACTAAATAGATTGTACTGAGCGCGTGTTCCATTGTATTTTACTGGGAACGCTGTGGCAGAGTCTCTTACCCACTGTCCCGTTGAACCACTATGATAGTAGGTAGGAATATAGGCTATTGGATTAAGTGTTTGAACAAATTCATTGGCACTATTAATTCCATTATCATTAGTAATATCTATAATTATATCTTCTTGATATAAAACACCATCAGATATATCAATTTGAGCATGACTGTTAGAGGATCCATTACCTAATAAGATGTATCCACCAATACTAAGACCATTAATATATTGTATGCCGAAAGTGTTGTGTATCCATTTATGAGTAACACTATCCATGCGGATTCCATGACGTTCTTCACCAAAAAATGTGCTTTGATTAATATCAGCATTCCAATGAATATAAGCTATCGGTACATCAGTATCAAAATTAAATCCTGTTGTTTTATTATCCAATAATCCAGTGTCAGTATTAAAATGAAGATAATTTAGTGCAGTTCCAGTTGGTATAACAATACTTTCGCTTGTTGTTTTAGTAACTTTAATTCCCTCAATATAAACATCATAACTTGCTCCACTAGGAGCAATAGTAAATGTTCTGGTACTATCATTAAAGCTAATAACACTATCAAGTCTATTTACAAATCCTTGAGGTTCTAAACTAAGTTCATTAATTTCAGTGTGAAGATTATCCAATCTTAGAGTATTAGCTGGATCGTCATATGTTAATTGAACGCCAGTGCCAGCGACTAAAAATCCACTACCTAAATTATCTTGAATAACTTCTGTTATGACACCACTAATATCAGCATTAATAGTATAAATACCACTAGACGATGATACAGAAATACCGCTACCAGCTAATATGTCTTTAACTGGAAGTAGTCCACTAACGGATGAATTAAAGTTTGTGATGTCATTAGTAACGTGAGAGTGACCACTAATGCTCACCACCACCCCTCCAACTGTTAAACTATCAAAATTGCCAGTTCCGCTAGGAATAGTTACTGATCCAGTGAAAATAGCTCCGCTTAAATTTGCCTTTTGTCCCAATCCACTAGCAATAGTGGTGGCAAAATTAGGATCGTCACCTAGTGCTGCTGCTAATTCATTAAGAGTATCTAGTGTTGATGGGGCGGAGTCTATTAGGTTACTGATTTCTGTTCTAACAAATGCTGTGCTAGCAATTTGGGTAGAATTTGTTCCGCTTGGTGCTGTTGGCACAGTTGGGGTGCCACTAAAAGCGGGACTATTATTAAATACTAAATTTCCAGATCCAGTTTCATCACTAATTAAAGTATTAAGATTACTACTAGACGGTGTTAATAAAAAAGTTCTAGCATTAGAAGATAGATCTGTAATATCAGCTAGTTGAATAGTAGGATCACTTAATGTTACAAAATAATTTGTGCCACTATTAGTGACAACTATTCCGCTTAATCCAGTTAGTGAAGTAAAGTTAGACGGAGGAATCAATCCACTAACAGCACTATTGAAGTCTGTGATATCAGAACTAATATGATAATGAATACCACTAGCATAAACTCCACTTGGTTGTTTACTATCTAAAGCATTTTGCAATCCCGAAACATCAGCTATAACATGTGAATGACCAACAACACTATAGTTACCACTTGGTTGTAGCCCACTAGCGCTAAGAGTATAGATATTATTAGCGAAAGACGATACTATATATCCGCTGCCACTAACGCTAGGAAGGAGTCCGCTTACTCCGCTATTAAAGTCTGTTATATCACTAGTATTGTGAGAGTGTCCAATTAAACTATAGTTTCCACTTGGCTGAACGCCAGTAACAGAAATTATTAGACTGTTTCCTAAATCATTATAATTAAGATTTACATAATTACCACCCACTAATAAATTACTTACTCTATCATCAACTTCTTCGTCAGTAAGACCAAAAGTCCCAGTAACACTAACTGTAAAATCACCAGAAACTGAAGATATTCCTATGCCGCTGCCAGCACTAATATTCTTAACAGGAAGAAGTCCGCTAACACTAGAGTTAAAATCTGTAATATTAGAGCTTGTATGAGTATGACCATCAACGCTATAATTTCCACTAGGTTGTAGTCCTGTTACAGAAATAGTATAAAGATTATTAGAAAAAGACGAAGAGACATAGCCAGTGCCAGTTACACTTGGTAACAAACCGCTTACACTACTATTAAAATCTGTTATATCGCTACTAGTATGAGTATGAATAGCATTAGCATAATTGCCACTAGGTTGTAATCCAGTGGCAGATATTGTAGTAAATCCTGTATTATCGTTATAATTAATATTAATATAATTTCCAGCTAATAACCCACTATTACCAATAATATCTTGTACAGCTTCTGTTAGATCAACTATACCACTAGCAGAAATAGTTGGATTAGATAATGATACTGTATATAGTCCACTACTACTAGAGACTAAAATTCCACTACCACCAATAATATCTAGAACAGGTATTAACTCATTAATTTCTGACGGAAGTAATGCTATACAATGATTAACTTCTACTATTGATGTATTATCATAAGTTACTATATCTATAGATGATGGCTGATCACCAATACAAGTTTCAATCTCTATGGTGTTAATATTAGGATCTAAAATTTGTACATCAAAACAGCTCATAATGCGCAGTCTAGTAATGTTGTTGATTGACTAAATCGTTTAATAATAGTAATGGTTCCATATAAAACTCGTATAGTATATTTACCTCCACCAACATATAGATCCTGTGGACTTTGTAATTCTAGATCATATTTAGCAGAATTAAAGTTGTAGTCATTGGTGGCTTCTGCGGGAATTAATAGATTAATAGTTCCTTGAGGGCCGTCAATAGTAAATTTATATTCATCAAAATTAGTTTCTAAACTACTAAATACTTTATATTCATCGCTACCTATTTTCATGGTTAGTCTAGCACAATAATTGGTTAAGTCTATTATATTACCATCGCTATCTTTATATGTTAGACTTAACCTGAACGAAGACCCTTGTTCAATGTTAAAATTATATTGAGTTGCTGCCATTTAATTTCTTTCTATTCTATCTTCTAGGGCTTCTAGTGTTTTACCAAGTGTTGCTATTTGCACCTTCAATTCATTCATTACTTCAGTATTACGCTGTAAAGCATTAGCAAAAGCTGCCTGAGTTTCTTTATTAGTCGCTAATCGTTCCATAATAAATTGACGATCTTGAAGATATGGACTATCATTTTTAATAATCTCAGTCACTTCTGCTTTAGTGACCATATTTTTACCAATAGTAAACCAAAAACCAAGCATTGTTATTATAATGCCTATACTTGTTGTAGCGATATTTTCCCAAAAATGAATTATTGTTTCATTCATATATTACCCTTTAATTAAATAAGCCAACGACACACATGGTATCATTGGCTTATTATGATGTAAGTGTCGTAAGTTATTTAACTTAGTTTGTTTTTGCCTTGTAATCATCTTGAACAGGAACTGGTGCTCCGGTTTTGTACTGTAGTTCACCAGGATATGCTCTACTTGGATTAGCAGCATCATCAGTAGCGAAAGTATCAACAGCAACAACAGGATTCGTACCAAATGTGCCTGTGTAAATATTCCATTCACCAGCACGAATAGCTGTAGTTAATCTGCGTGTTCTTACAGATTGAATACTATGAATACTACGAATATTACCAGGAACTGCGGCACCGCTTAATAAATATGTATTACTCACACCAGATAAAGTTTTTGTAACTCTTTTTGCTACTGGTTTTTGATTACTGTAAGAAAATGTACCGGCACTTAAGGCTTTATCAGCGTCATTATTATCGACTACTGATGAACCAAAAACGCCAACATTAGAGTAGCCTAAATCAACACTGTTAAGAACAGAGGTTGAACCACCCTTGAGTACTGATCCGCCATTATTATCTGTTGAAGATGCTGTTACAGCACTACCATTTACTTGTTGAGTTGCCATTATATATTTGCTCCTTATAAGGTATTACAGATCTTAATACACATTTTTGGAATTTAGCTAAATTATTTTATTTTTCATAAAAATAGCCAATTAAATCTGGTATAATATTTAAAGTACTAATTCGTACACAAGAAATATTATTTTTTTTTAATTTTTCGAAATGGTCTTTATTCCATATATTTCCAGAAAATATAGTTGTAATATTACTTTTTTGATTAAGTAGAATAGTGGCTATAATATTATCGTCAATATTATCTAACATATATCCTGTGGATGGATATACATAATTAATATTGTGTTCTTTCAGAATATTACAGGCTTTGATAAGAGATTGATGTGTGAATGTTCTGTATTCTAAATAAAAAAATAATTCTACATTATTATCATCACAGATTTGTTTATTTAGCTTAATATCTGTTTTGATTTTATCGTATTTTCTATTAGCTAATAAATTATTGGGAAATACTAATTCTATTTTTTGAGCACCATTATTGATAGCATTAAGTACTGCGGAGCTTCTGCTTTTAGTGTCAGAAATACCTAAAGGATAGTCGATAGCATTGGATACTTTGATATTTGTATCTTTAAGTATATTTCTACAGAGTTTAGTATAAAAATATGGTATTGATATATAACTAATATGAGTAAGATCTTTGATTTTTTCTATATTTAGTTTTATTTCATTTTCATCTGTATCAGTACTATACGATGCGTATTCTATATATTTCATGTTTTTTTGATAATATTTTTAATAGAATCTATACTAGGATATTTTTTTGTACCAAATATACCATCGGCAAAACCATACCTTACAGCTTCTTCAGCAGTTAATATCCAATCTCTTTTGGTTGCCAATTGACTAACAATATGTTTTCTGGCCATCATGCGTTTCCAATTTTTTTCTTTAGATATACTACTATTCATACACTTTTCTGTAAATATATCTATCATCTTTTCGCTCTCTTTATCGCTCCATTGCACCATACTTAAAGCTGCTTTGTGTTCATTATCAATACTTAAAGAACCATAATGTATTAAAAAATTTGTATTTGGCATCAGTATTCTAAGATCAGCAGCTTGTAATAATACGCTGCTGCTGGATTCAACTTTTGCCGCTGCAATAATTATTACTTTGCTTTTACTGGCTTTAATTGAATCATATATACCTAGACAATCTTGCCAATCTCCACCGGGTAAATGCATATGTACTAATATTGGTTCTAGAGATAATGTATTCAAATATCTCAGATTTTTTTCAAAAATTACAGCAGATCTATAATCTACGCCGGTTTCTTCATCATCAGATAAATATGAATGTAAATATAGTTCTCTATTTTTAACATCTATATTATAAGAGTGGATGAGATTTAGATCGTTATCTTGCTCTTTATTGGTTGAATTTGACATTTAGTACTCTAGTATTTGGTAAACATTATTATTTACATCTCTCATAACTTCAGAATCATTGAAAGCTTTTCCGACACTAATTCTAAAACGATATTTTGTAAAAACATCTAATGTCTCTATGCCATCAGTTGATTCAATTGCGTCTGAAATTTTTTTAGTTATGCTAAAATTTGTATGACCATTCCAGAAATTAAAAATTTTACCAGAAGCGGTTTGTTCGTTGTAGGAAATTGCCCCAAATGGCGTAATAATCATTTTGATTTTCTGTTCTGGTTTATATTTATTATTAATTTGATCATCATATGAGTCTGAATATTGGTCCTCTTCATTTATTTCATCATTATCAAAACCAAGAGGATCAATCCATTTTTCCCATATAATTTTTGGTTCAAATTTATTGTTGATTACCATTAATATACCTAGTAAAAACTTTAGATGGCAATATAAATGCTTGGTCTTTTTGCTCATCATTAGATACTATTTTTTGCTCTAACATAATTAATAATAATAGTATATTTTCAATTGCGGTTTTATTTTTATAATTGATCTTATCTAAGATAATTGATATTATTTGATTTTTTAATTTACCACTATTAATTATATGCAAAAATTCTGCACAGTCTTCTTGAGCAGTTCCGATCACATTATTAATTTTATCTTCATTGATATTAACTATTAGATCTATTTGTTTATCTGATTTCAAAGAGATCAAAATATTACATATATTATCGTCCTTGTCATATCTAGCAAAAAATTTTTTAATCAGATTGATCATAGACTATTTTGTAGAATAGAGTCTATTATACCGTATACTGGCTGGCTAACTTTATCTTGAATTGAATATTTAAATTTTAACCAATTAAAATTGGGATCAACTATATCCAGCTTTTGTATAACTATACCGCATAATAAAAATAAATCGTGGTCTAAATCATAAATTTGATGAGTATCAATTTCTTTAATATAATCAATCAATAATTCATTTTTAATATCAAGACCAGAGACTATTACTTGCTCTATAAATTTTATTACTTTAGAATCAAAAATGGATTTGACATTATATCTAATCTCATTCAAGATATATCTTGGGCTTTCCAGTTTATATATTGGAAATATAATTTTTTCTTTATCTAATGATAAAATATAGCTTTGTTTTTCTTTTTCATCAGCCGTAACAACACAATAAACTACAAAAACATTCATGATAACTTTCTGATTTTTTCTATGGCCGATTTGATGCTTTGTCTAATAGCCTCTCTAGTTACATTAAATTGTTTGCCAATATTTTCAAGTGTTTGATTTTCTAAATAATACATTCTTAAATGTTGTTTTTGTTTTTCAGATAAAATATCGGAAGAAAATAAGTCATCTATTAATTTAGATGCTATATTTTTATTTTCTGAATCAATCAAAATTTCAATAGGCTCTGTCTGGTTTGTATCTTCAATTAAGTTAATAATTTCTAAATCTTCATTTTTATTTGACAGTAGAGACATAGTATAACATTTATTGTTTTTACTGTGTTTATACTTTTTGGTTATATATGTTTGAATTGCCCAAATAGCACATTGATTTCTATACGAATACAGATTTTTATATTGTTTAGTATTGTCACTATCATTCTGTTTCCATCTCCAATCCCCCATCATAATAGCATTTGCAACAAAAGATATTGCATCTTCATTGGTTAACATTTCTTTAGATAAACCAATAAAAAATGTAGGAGCTAATTTTGCTATAATTTTTTGAGCTAAATTAACATAAAAATCTAAAGATTCAAACTTAATATCATTATGGTCTTTATATAGTATCTTTTGTTTACCAATAGCTGGTATAATCATTTATTGTCCTTTAATAGAATAGGTCCTAATTATTATTTAGATAATAATTATTATTTTGTTAATTTCTTCCACTGATCAGGATCTGGTCTATCTTTATCCCCAGGCTTTGCGGGTTTGTATTTTTTACCCATTCGTTCTTTTTTCTTTCTTATATTTTCCCATAAACCGGGTTTTGATCCACCTTCAGAAGTATCGGCAGATTCTGCGACGTACATGACAAAATCGTGAATGCTTCTCATTTGATCCTCAACAACAGCGATCATACCCTGTAGGTGGGCTGCTGTCAAATTTTCGCTGACCGTTGGATTGTCTAGACTACTCAGTATACTCTTGGCGTGTTGCATAATAGCATTTAATGATCCTATATTCATATCATAAAAATCTTTCTTATATTCCATAAGTTCCATTTCTGGACTTTCTTCTTCCATTTCTTCAACTTTGGTAAAATCACCATCTTCAGATTTTGTTTTTAGACTTTGATTAACGGAATTGAGTATGTCTTTAAATCGTTCGTTCATTGTGTAGCCTTTCTTATATTGTTACCATGCTTTGCAAGACCAATATCGTGCTTTCCATTTGGGACCAGGATTATCACAATTGTGTCTTGCTCTAAAGTTCTTTCGGCGTCCCGGAATGTTCTTTTTGATTTTCATATTAGGATCACCAAAATTTACTTTTACAACGTTACCTTTATCATTTTTAACATAGACACTAGATTTTTTAGGACCATTTGGTGTTCTAAAAGGTTTATTGAGAGTAACTTTACGACCCTGATATTCTTCTGCTTTACCTACATATACTAAAGTTTTACCGTCTTTAGTATAATTACTTCTCATATCATAATAAAAAATTTCACCAGTTCTTGGATCTTTATATTTATAAGATGCTAAACAATCTAGTGCGTATTCTTCTGTTTCTTCGTCACACTCCATGTAATCATCGTCATTTGGAATTACAAGATTATCCATTGTAAGTTCTTCTTCGTATCCAACGCAAGAATCACAATAACCCATACCAAAATAATAATTCAATATATCAAAGGTTTGTTGAAATATTCCTCCTTTGCTTTTTTTTGTTTGTCCCAAGCAAATAGCAACTCTTTGTTTGGAGTCAGGATATTCCTTTTTCATTGTTTCGTTGCCCATGCAGCGAGCAACAAACTTATTATTGTCCTCGTTTTCTTTTCTTGATGGTATTGGCATTATAATTATCCGTATAAATGATTATAGAGAATATTTGCGGTATTTGACCAAGTTAAATTTTTGGCCGTTTCTAACCCTACAGGATTAGTATTTACACTGTTCTTATACACATATCTCATATGTTCTACCATTTGTTCGATCTCATTGAAAGATAAATCGGCCCAATTACCAAAACCATCAAAAAATAAATTATCTTTTGCGGGTACTAATCGGTCTATATCGATAAGATATGAATTATTAGTATTAGCATATTCTGTATGTGCAGAATAGTTGGTTAAAATTATTGGCTTATTCATAGCCATCATTTCTACCGCTTCATTATTCCATCCTTCTGCCCTTGCTGGAAAAATTCCACAATCGGACATTGATATAATATTGGCCACATCCTTATGTGTTGGTAATCTTGGTAGTATTTTTATTTTATTGCCAAGTTTAGAATTTTGATATAATTTTACCCATTTTAAATTATCTTCTGGACTTAAAAATGGATTATATGATAGCATCCATAATTCCACATTATCTTTTTCTTCAAATGCCAAATTAAATGCTTCTAATAAAACATCATGACCTTTTCTTAATTCCCATTTGCCCATATTTAGAAATATATATTTGTCTGAGGATTCTTTTGGTCGTTCATGAGCAACAGAAGTATTAAATATTTCTTGATCCGCCGCTAGTGGAGATACGCATATTTTTGTTGTAATATTATTATTCAATAAAATCTGTTTGGCCCAGTTAGACGCAACAAATATTATATCAGTATTATTTATCATACTAATTTCTATTGGTTTTAATTTATCAACTTCAAAAAAAGTTAATGCCGCATACTTACCATTACCTATTCTTGTTGCTAAATCATATTGGTGCCATATTTTTAAAAATGTAGTTTGATTATCATAGATTAATTGTTTCTGTATATCTTCTACTATATTTTGTTTATCTGTTTCAAAATCTATAGAAGGATTTCCTATAGGAAATAAACAAATCTCAAGTTTATCTCTTAATTGTTTATATATATTATATGATGTTATGCCATAGCCTGTTGATCCAATTGGACACATTAGATTTAATTTATTCATTATTCGTAGATCCTATTATGGGTATTGTTTACTTGTATAAATGTTGTTTTTTTGCCAAAATCTTTAATTTTGTCTGCGCCGATATATGTACAGGCACTTCTAAGACCACCATAGATATCGTATAGTATTTCTTGTGCTGGTCCTTTATATGGAACAGTAACGCATTTGCCTTCTGCTGTTCGATAATTAGCTACTCCATTATGATGTTTATCCATAGCGTTTTTACTACTCATGCCATAATATTTTAAAGATATTTTTTTGTTAGGAGTAGAATATCCTGGATTTAGTGTTTGCCAAAATCCCTGAGCAGAGGATCCTGCCTCAATATAATACTCATACTCCCATTCTCCTTCGCACTCATCACTTCCTGCAAACATACTACCCAACATTACAAAATCACTATTGCCACCAAAAGCCTTACAAATATCTCCAACTACTTTGCAGCCTCCATCAGAACAAATATGTCCACCAAGACCATGAGCAGCGTCCGCACACTCCATAACAGCACTCAGTTGTGGGTATCCTACACCAGTTTTTAAACGCGTGGTACAAACACTACCTGACCCTATACCAACCTTGACTATATCAACTTTGCCATGAAGTATAAGTTCTTCAACCATTTCTGGAGTAACAACATTTCCGGCCATGATAATAACTTCCGGAAAAGATTTGCGTAGATGTGCTGCTGTTTTAACAAATTGTTCTGTGTACCCATTAGCAACATCAAGACAAATATTAGGCATTAATATATTATGAGTTTTTAACCGATTGAATACTTCTAATATTTTTTCGTTATCTTTTAATGATGTTCCTGTAGAATAAAAAACATAGTCTCTAAGATCTGAGTATTGTATATAAAAGTCAACTAAAGATTCAACAGAGTAATGCTTGTGTAGGCATACTATGCTCTTGTGTTTGCTAACAGTTTTTGCCATTTCAAAAGTACCAACAGTATCCATATTAGCGACCATAATAGGTGTGCAACTTAACTGTCTTGGCGAATGAATAAAATGAAAATCCCTAACTAAAGAAACTTGTTTTCTGCTTGTCAGAAAAGATCTTTTCGGTCTAATCAAAACATCATCAAAATCTAGTTTAGTTTCATTAATTATTTTTTGCATTGAAAAAGTACCATCTTTTATGAGTGTCTATATTTTCTGAAGTATGTATATGTTCTAAATAAGATTTGATTTCATCCCAATTAGAAAAAATCATTTGATGAGGTATTGTACCAAACAGCCAATCGGGCGTTTTGTTTTTACCTTGTACCATATGAACTATTATAGGTTTTTTTTGACGATTGGCCCAAAAAATTTCTTCATATGTGCCGCATGGATGGATATCTAAATCTAGATTAACTACTAGAAAATCACTAATATCAACTAATCGTAAATCTACGGCACGAATAGTTTTCATCATTGCTGTTAATTCATCATATCTGCTCATTTGTTTGAGTTTAGTTTTGATTTGATGAGTATCGTGATCTTCTAATCCGATATCTGTTGGCTTGCTTATTGGATTAAATACAATTATTCCTAGGCTTGACAGAAACGGAGTTATACTATCTCGCCAGCCAACACCACGATCTGCAACACGATCCATAGCACCAGCCAAATATACTCTTTGATTATTAAGTCTGTTATTCATCAAATATCAAATTCTTTTTTAACAACACAACCGATACCCAAAAAACTACCATTCACACTATTATATTGATCAGTGAATTCATAAAAATTATGCGTATCAACTAATTCAGTCTTTAATTCTTTCCAATATCTTACTACTCCTGGACAATGATCATTAACAATATCATGAAATACTTGTATATTAGCTGAATTTCGAGTATTTTCGCTATCTTGTTTTACTCCATCATAATTATGATCCCCGTCAATTAAAATCAAATCATATTTATTAGTTTGCATAAATTCTATAAAAGATTTATTGTGGGAATCTGTTCTGACATAATTAACAAATTTGTGTTTAGATAAATAGTCTAAAATAAGCTGATTTGGTTCTAAAAGATCACAGGCCGTAGAAAAAAAAGACTCGCCTGTGTTGAATTTCCTGATTAATTCTGTTGTTAATATAAACGTTCCACCAGATCGACATCCTATTTCGTAGTAACTGTTGATTTTAGTAGCATACGATGTAAGCCATTTTAGGTATTTGCTAAATTGATTAGGGTATTGCCAAATTCTAAAGCCAAAACCTTTACCATAAAAATCATTATATTCTGGTGGTTGTTCGTGCAGAATTTCATTATTAAGACCAAGATCTAAAATGATTTTTTCTATAGATGCTAAAGACCCAAAAGATTCTTTGGTCAAATTGTCTAGATATTCTTGATAATTGTTCATAAAAATTGTAAATATTTGTTTGATAATTTATAGTTCGTATTCAGTATATAAGGCCACAGTCTTTCTATAATATAGCCCTCTATCGGATCTTGTTCAAAAGATAAAAATTTTATCAAAAACATATAAAACTCGATAGGTCTATTTAGTATAATTTCTTTTCTAGCCGCGAATTGAGCCCCATAATAAACATCTAGTTGTGTGTCAATTGACAGTTTTATGCCAAATAATAGATCAAAAAAATAATATATTGGCAAGCCCAAAGGATGAGTGGAATGAATATTACCATACGGTCCTTCTTTCGCTTTATTACACAACGGTAAAAAATTCATATCTTGTAAATAAAACTCTATGTTATTGCACCATTGTATGAAATCGTTTTTGTGTACAAAAGGATTTGCTTGACAAAATACAGTTATGTCTGCAAGATTGTTGTAATTATTAATGATATGATTAAGATATGTATGACCTTCTCTACCAACATTTTCTAATTTATTAGATGAGTTATCAAATTTATCATAGACAACAATATTAAAAATTTTTTTTATATTATTGATCCAACTGATATCCTCTTTATATTTTGCTATAATCATATCCATAAAAATCATATTTCTGTTGATAGTGCTGACCCGATAACTTGATGCATATCGTAATATTTGTATTCTGCTAATCTACCACCAAATATAAATTTACTTTTTATGTTTTGCGTCATTTTTTTATAGGAGTTACAGATCAAGGTATTTTTTTCATCGTTTACTGGATAATAAGGCTCATTATCTATATTTAGATTTTGCGGATATTCTTTAGTAATAACAGTTTTTATATTATCATTTATCATATCAAAATGTTTATGTTCTAAAATTCTTGTATATGGTATATTAGCATTGGTATAATTAACAACAGCATTGCCTTGAAAGTTATTTTTTTCTACTACTTCCATGTCAAAAGACAGACTTCTGTATTCTAAATGTCCGTGCTCATAATCGAAAAACCGGTCAATAGGCCCAGTATAAACAACCGTCTTTGCTAGGTTATCGTAATAATCTCTATTATTAATATAATCTACAGAAAGCTCAATAGAGCATCCATCTATCATATTACTGATTAATGATGTATATCCATCAATAGGAATCCCTTGATATGTATCATCAAAATAATCATCATTAAATGAGAATCTTAATGGTATTCTTTTAATAATGGAAGCAGGCAGATCTTTAGCTTTTTTATTCCATTGTTTTTCTGTATATCCTTTTATTAGTAGATCATATATGTCTTTACCAACCATACTAATAGCCTGTTCTTCTAAATTTCGAGGGGTGCCAGAAAAACGCTGACTATTCAATTTTCTTAACACTTCTTCAGGATCGGTAATGCCCCAAACCTGATTAAATGTCCACATATTAAATGGTAAAGAATATAGTTTATTATTATAGTTTGCTATAACTTTATGTCTATATTTATTAAATTTACCAAAACGATTTACATAATTCCATATTTTATCATTTGATGTATGGAATATGTGTGCTCCATATTTATGAACATTGATATTATGAATTTTTTCTGTATACGCATTACCGCCTATATGGTTTCTCTTATCTAAAATAAGAACAGATTTTCCCAGTTCTTGTGCTCTTTGTGCTATAGTGGCTCCATAAAATCCACAACCAACAATCAAATAGTCAAATTTATTCATAGTCCTATTTGATTAGCGACGTGTTTCATAATAGCTAATCTGTCTTGAAACATTGTTGCATGAAAAAATTTAGTTTCTTTAGGTATACCGCGATGATCATGGACATGAGGATTCCATAGATAATCCAACTTTGTCCATGGAATATCAAAAGTGTCTGGCATTTTGATATCATTAGATCCGCTATCTATTCCTAGTAAATGCAACATAGCATCCTGTTCCCACCAACCGTCACTTCTTGGTAAATTATTTAATGGCCATAATTTATGAAACCATGATAAGCATTTTTTGTCTAATAACCATATTCCACAGTTAGGTACTAGACCAATAGGAACTTCATGTACCACCATGCCAACATGACTATCAATTGAAAAATCATCAAAAATATCTTGATTATATTTGCAAATCACAACATCAGCATCAATCCATAGTATCCGATCATAAGTTTGAAAAAGTTTTTCAATTAATTCTATTTTCCACCATGAACACGGCCGTTGCTTAGTCTCATCAGAAAAAAAATTCTCATTAGGTAAAAAAACATCATAATTATGTAATTGTGCGTATTTGTAAAATCCAGCAACAGAAACCTCTAAGAATTTTTGGTGTTCACTAAAACCAAATGAACATAAAACTTTTTTCATATAATTCATTTATTATGATAGATAAAGACTGAATAATTATTCCAAATATCTTTGATCAGTTCTTGTATAAAAGCCCAATTACCACCAGCCAAACCGCTGCCAAATTTTGGTGCATGAATTTGAACTTTATTCACGGCATCAAAATTATTTTCTATAAAGTTATTGACTCCTTGCATTGATTTACACAGAGCATAGTAATTTAGTGGTCTACGATTATTTGAACCAATAGTTCCATTTTGGGAAATCATATTTGCAAATATCAACTTATGATTATATTTATCATTATGTTTAACAGTAACAAACTGGGTATAACCTAGATTACTCTTAAGGAATTTAGATCCCAAGAGATGGTAATTCTCTTTGACTATTGGATAGAGTTTAGCAACTGCCCCAGCAAAACCAGCACCAAATGCGTTAACATTATTGCATACATGAGGAATGATAACTGTGCATCCGTTATTTCCTAATGAAACCAAAGACTCAGAAACATCAAAGATATTATCTGATTTTAAATTAACTATGCTTTGATTTATTGTTTTCATTTTCAGATCCCCATTTTCCAATAGGACACTCCTGATCGCTCCATGCTAACTTATTCAAGAATATTTTTTTAGTACTTAGATTGCAACCACAAATTAAACACTGACTATTTTTTGCATCAAAATTTTCACATTGAGTACAAATATTGAATCTGCTATCAATAGTTTGCTGACTGCTTTTTGGCAAACCTCGACTAACGTGCCAAAATAAGGAATAAAAAAAGTTTTTGAGTTTATAAAAGATTCGCATCATTTTTGGTTGTTTCCTTAATTGGTATAATATTATTTTGTTTATCCATTCTATAAATCTGTATATCTTCAACTATAACAGTATTATTGAACCATTGAGGAAAGCCATTATCTAATCTATATGATAATTTAGATCCGTCTTTTTTAAAGTCGCTAGTTAAAAGATAGACAAAATTATCATGTATGAAACAATCTCCGTTCTTAATTTCTTCTAAATATTTCATTAATAATTATCTTTCCAATCATCCCACGGTTCTTCATCTTTCATATGTTGCCTTTTTTGTTTAAAAGCCTTCTTGGACTTTGACAAAAAACGCTGTTCTTCAGAAAGATCGAACGGTCGTTTCTTCTTGTTTAAGAACTTTTGTTTTCTATTTTCTTTTCTGTCTTTGTTATCAAAATCGGACATTATCAATTCTCTGAGTTTCTAAACATATAGTATTCGCTGTTTGTGACCTGTCAAGTTTAAAAATTCTGGTTTGACAAAGGATTAGTTTATGGATATGTATTATGCAGTGCGGGTGGTAATATACTATCTTATAATATCCTTAATCCATCCTATGAACTTAGATACTCTTGTATGTCCTGACTCATCACCATATGTAGAATCTGGCTTCCTATCTGCTGCTAAAACACAAGAATTTATTCCTGCTAATTTGCCATCAATATATAATCCGCCGCCACTGTCACCACTACCTATCAAAAATTCTAGTTGAGTTCTATCTTTATCTGTTGATCTAGATGGTGAACACAACAATAAATTATTCATAACTGAGTCTATTTTATTTGATCCCGCTCTTTTTTTGGAGTCGCTAACTTTTATCCCAGTATTAAAAGTTCCTGTTAAACCATATCCAGCAATTGAACACACTTTACCAACCTCATCATCGGATTCGTATAATTCTGGATAAAAATCCAAACCTAAATCTTCTTCAACGTAACATAACGCTATATCTGCTTCACCAAATTTTTCTTCTGTAAAATCATTGTGAATAATTATTTTTTTAACTTCGTATGCTTTATCATCAGTATGTATTAGACAAGTTCTTGCGTCTTTAACAATATGGGCGGCTGTTAAAAACCAGTGACTATTAATAGCAGTAGCAGATGCACAGAACAATGATTTATCTTTGTAGGATCCGCATATTTTATATGTGTGTATAAATTTTTCTCCATACTCTATATACTTTGAGTCTTGGTTACTGGGGTCTATTGTACCAGCAGGGGAATGGACTAGAAATATAAGCATCATAATAAATATTAATGCTTTTACCATAACTATCCCCTTTATAGAAAAGACTATTTTAGCATATTATATTACACACTTATTTAATTTGTATATATTTTTATTTTTTGATTATAAAACCTTAGAAGCTATTAAACAGCCCTTTGATACCGCATGTAAAGGATCTTCAGCATGAACTATCTCTTTAACTTGAAGAGGAAAATTATTATTGTCTAATTTAGTGATAAATTGTTCAATATAACCATTTGCTAAAGATGTACCTCCAGCAATTACTATTTTAAGTGGATTCTTAAATTTTGGTAAAGATTTATGATTTTTAAGTGCCAAACTTAAGTTTTTTGTCGTGTAATCTATGAGTCTTTCATAATATGCTGAAACAGCGGCAAGCACAGGATTTTCGCTGTGGTCGCCGATTTTAAATTCCCCTCCCTCCTTCTCTGCCTGAACAACACTATCGGGTTCTCCCGTGGCTACAGCGGCCATACGATCAATCCAATCGCCTGACTTGGTTGTACTAAACACGACAGTAGGTTCGCCATTAAGCATAACACAAACATTAGTCATTCCGGCACCACAACTAATTCCAATTCCAGTATAATCTTCATCTTCTAATTCAGCATAGCACAATGCTTCTGCTTCATTGATTGATCGTGCGTCATAACCACATTCTGATAATACTGTTTTTATTACATCTTCATGATAACCAACATCAAAGTCATCATCTTCTTGATCTACTGGTTGTGCTGGTACGCAAAATACTAATTTTTCATTTGGTTCTGATGCTGTGCCGACTACTTCTTTAAGAATAAATGCTAATATTTTTTTTGCATCTTTTTCTTTTGCAGAAACAACACCCCTGTACATGGGTCTTTTTGCTGTATCATTTCTCTCTATTGCTTTTTCTAAAGCGTCTTTTCCTAGTATAATAAAAGATCCGTCAGCGTCTTTGATAAAAATTTTGCCAGACAAACCTTTTTCTATCATTTTTGTTGCTACTGGCGTTGTTGGTTTGATTATATAGAATGCATCTCTAAAATCTTTATATTCTATCTGATTATTCTTTTTTTCACTCGACAAAACTATATAACTTGTACCAACATCAAGACCTTTTGCCATAAATCACCCTTTCATATTTTTTAATTTATTAATAGCGGAAGATATATTTTCAGTAGACTGTGTAGTAGTTCCTAATTGATCATATTTCTTCTCTAGGTTATCTGTCTTTATTTCTGTAACGACCTTACTGTTATCAATAGTTATTTTTTGATTATCGCTAATAGATTCTTTGTCAAAAAATGACTTTGGCTTATTTTGAATTACACCATTATTGTTAGCAATCTTACCAAGAATATAGCCAATTAATAAAAATAGTATATTAATACATACTAATATAATAAATAATTTATTGTCTTGCATTTTTTAACCATTCAGCATATTTTATTTTGTCTTTATATCCAATATATTGGGATGTTTCTATGTTTTTTTTCATAACTCTTGAGTCCGGAATTTTTCTTACTCTGTATTCTTTTATAAGATCCGGTCTGTTATCATAGTCTATGATACAAATTATACAATCTTTTAAAGACTCATTATCTGATTGCAAAAATTCCCTTTTTAAGATTTCACAATTTTTGCACCAATCAGCACTAAAAACTATTAATATATCCTGCTTAGATGATTCTGCAAGAGCCACAGCATCTTCTAGACTATCTACTAAAATACTTTCTCCAAACACATTATTAGATGTTAATAATAATAATACACCAAATAAACTATTCAATAATCTCATAATACTTTTTAAGCTCCATATCTGAATATTGTTTGATTTGTTCGTATAGATTATAGTTGTGTGTCGCCATAGGGTTTAGATTTTTATCGCTATTAATGCCTCTTGAATGTTCCAAATGAAAAATATAATTTTTTGACCAACCAACTTTTAGATCTAATTTTTGAAATCTATATCCTAACTCCCAATCTTCAGGCCCGTATGAATAAAAATTCTCATTCATTTTTCCATATTTCATATAAGAATTTCTATTTAAGAATTGACATAATCCATATTTCGCTATTTTAAGTGATATGGAAGTATTAGGAATATCTTTAATATTATCTAGAATTTTAGATTTAGCATCTTTTTTAATTTCTATTAAAGATTCTCCATCAAAATATGGATAAAATAGATCGTATCCTTCTATGATTTTATTATACGCATATTCATATATATTATTTGGTAGTAATATGTCTATATCATAATTGACTACAACTGGTGTTGTTGACATAGACAACATAGTATTTAGATAATTTGTTTTATGAAATAATTCATTTTTATTGTATTGAAATACGTATTTTATACTAGCATTATTAGTAGATATATCTGATAATATTTTTGGTATTTTTGATTCAGTATCATTTTCTAGAATAATAATATTATATGGTGCGTATTTACATAAATATTGTAAACATATTTTAGCATTCTCTATTCTGTCTTCACTTTCTAAGCGTACTGGTATAAGGAATGTTATATTCATATTTTACCAATTGTTCTACCCTTTTGAGTTCTATAAACAAAACCTTGTCTCATTAAGAACGGTTCAATACTATTTTCAATTGTTTCAATAGATATTCCTGTAATAGAAGATATAGATTTTAGACCTAAAGGACTACCTCTAGACTTCTTTAGTGCATTAATATACATCCTATCATACTCATCTAATCCATTGGCGTCGATACCTTGGGCATTAAAAATATCATCTATTGAACTTGTATTACCGTTACAAGACACATAATTTTTATACCATTGTAATCTAGAATTCAATATTCTAGGTGTTCCTTTACTTCTTTTTGCTATTTCTAGCAGGTCAGATTCTGCTATTGATAATCCCATCTTTTGTAAATTCGATCCTGCTAGTTTAGCTAACTCATGTTCATTATAAAAATTTAGATGTTCTTTTATAGAGAAACGATCATAAAATGGCTGACTTAAACTTCCGCCACTAGTTGTTGCACCGACAAGTGTGAACATTGGTAGATCTATAGTATCAACATTATTATCTAAAACTATGCTAAGTTTAAAATCTTCCATAACAGGATAGAGAAATTCTTCAACTAATTTTGGTAATCTGTGAATTTCGTCTATAAAGAATACTGATCTTGGTGCTATGCCCATCAAATAGGGTAGTATACTTTTGACGCTTCTTAAATTAGCAGCATTTGCGGTATACAAATTAACATTTAGTTCATTCGCTATAGCACTTGCAATAGTTGTTTTGCCAAGACCCGGAGGCCCATCAATCAAAACATGAGGCAGAACACTGGAACTATTTTTGCATCCAGTAATTGATATTTTTAATCGACGAACAACATCTTCTTGTCCAATTATTTCATTAAAATTTGTTGGTCGGATATTCATTGTTAACTCCAATTGATTCTAAGGCTTGTTTCAAAATTATTTTCCAATCATCTGATTTGGTTTTTCTGTATGACAATGAAACCAATTCATTGGCTTCGTCATTAGTAAAACCATAACTTTTAAGAACATAAACACACTTATCTAGTATTATAGATGGCACTACTATGTCGGCAGTATTTATTTCTGGTATATTATTTTCTATTTCTTTGTAAGTTATTTGTATATTTTCTATTAGTTTTGGTCGTATTATTAATCCACAATAACAAACTATCTTGAAATTTTTTGTTTTTGCTTCTGATAGATTGATCCATTTTTCTTGACCACAATCTGGATTAGGACATCTATATTTGAAATACGCATCAATATCAATCGGTTTTTGGTTCTTCTTTACTGTTTTCATTTGGCGGTTCTTCTTTTACCCAAAATATGAAATCGTTTTCTTCTGTATCAAATGCAGATTCTAGATATCCTTTTTTAACTAAACTAGATAAAATATTAGCGACCAATCTTGCGTTTAGTGTTTCAATAACATGATAGAATAATTCATCTGTTATAAGATATCTTTTTGATCCATTTTTTTTATTTGTTTGTTGACGTAAAGATTCTTTAATAAGAACTAAAGATTCATTATAAGATAAAAAGGAATCTAGTTCTTTTTCAAAAACAGGATCGTTTATCTTGTCCATCATATCCATAAAATCTTCTTTGGATTCTGCTAGTGTTTTACCAAAACCGCCATAAACTAATGATCTGACAGAATTAATAAACTGCTCTAAATCATTTATTATATACCATTCTTTTTTCATTTAATCATATCCTTAGTTCAGAATATCGAACAATCCCTTATAGTGCGTCGGTTGACTCACAAAATGTTTAGCGTGAGACTGTAGGTGTAGTTTATACTCATTATTTATTTTGTCAATTACAAAATATTGTTTTTTCCATATTGGACTACCGGCATAATTGGATCCCAAATACTGGAAGGAGTTACCCTTGCCAGTATCGGGATTCCAACTATTCACAGGTAACGAAACAAACGGAAAGCCGGGAACATTATTTAATGGTATTGACGGTATTTGATTCCAATCTATATCATTAAACATATCTGTTAACCATTTTGACAGTGGACTATCGGCCGACACATCAAATTTAAAGTAATAATGATAAGGATCTAAGGATGGATGATCATAGTCATAATCATCTTCATCATATTCATTATCATCATAATCTTCGTGCATTTTTATCCAATGCAAAATTTGTCACTGAGTTGATTTGCCAAGTCTTTAGCAGCACTAGATAGGAATCTATTGTTACTAAAATACAGCGGGGTGCTGACTTGATTAAGGAACTCCACAACGGTTTTTAAAAGTTTGGTCTGCGACCCATCAAGGTTTATATCCTCGTCACCAGAGTCAACAGTAGCGTTACAGCAACCCTTCGACACTGGCATGGGTTCACCATGAGCAACCTCAACATTCTCGTCGTTATCATCATAGATATCATTGAGAATAGTTGAACACTTACTTAGATTAGACCATTTCTTTTTTTCTTGAATGTCATTCAGTATTTCTGATGCAACATTTGATGATACTGGGATGCCGCTTTCATCAGACTGCTTATAAGCCTTAGCATATCCCTTATACCATTCGTCGCTGCATTTTTCTGGAACTATTTGTAGGTTTGCTGGTTGACCAGTAAGAGCGGACTTTAAATCTGCAACATTAACTGTAGCACCATCACTACCGGGCAGCAAACTGGTAAAGTATGGTTGCTTCTTTTCCCATCCTTTACGCCACCAAGTATAAGGAATTCTATAAATCTGATTAGGTTTAATTGCTCTTGGATCTCCACCAAAATAATTGACTAACTTCTTTTGCAGACCGCTCCAGAAGGTTTTGTTAGACCCAATCATTTTACGACTAGCATTATCAAAAATCCAGTAGCACTGATAACCATTACGAGTATCTACTACCCAACTAGGTTTAACAGGGAACTCGTTGATCTTCTTTAGGAACTGCTTTTTCTTATTCATAACAATGCTAGGCTTAAAGTATTTGCCCTGCTCATCACGACCAGCATCCATATCGCAAAAGCAACAAGTAAACTGTTTGATTGCATAAATTTTACGACCACCATTAATATAAAAGTAAGCGTCAGAATCGTTGTTTATGTTGGCACTGATTACCTCACCAATATCAGTAGTATGATTCATGCTACTAATCTTTTTACGAGGATTACCATTATAAACATAGATATGCTGTTGGTTAAAAGAACTCAAAAACTTAACTCTTTTAGAAGCGTATCCATTAGCATTAACGCTATTATTCTTATCAAAAGGGTTAAAACCAATATTATCATTAAACATACAACTTCCTTACATTATCCTGTGAATTGATATTGGAACAGCAAACATTACCATCATTAGCAATATCCAGAAAGTAGGAGGGAGTCGAACCCTCTCAAATAGCGTTTGTCGAGTTTCCCAACCAGAGGCTATTATCTTAGTCACCAGACTCTACTTTTCTTTTAACGATCAATACTGATCGTCGTAATCATCCTCATCTTCATCATCAGCATAGTAATCTTCATCTACATCTTCTTCGTCATCATTCCATGCCCAACTATACTCATGATCATAATCGTCCTCATCATCATTATAGTCATCTTCAGCAAAGTTAGACGAATAAAGCGGCTTGAGAAGTTCGCCTTGATACTCTCCAACAACTTCATATTGGCAAGTACGAAGTTTCTCACAATTACAATCACTAGGAACGCTAAC